GAACTTTTCTATGTTCTGGTAGGTTATATCCCTCGGATCGCCGCCAATTTTACGTGCATAGTTTTCGGCCGGCAAACCGAACGCATCATAACCGAAAGGCTGGAAAACCTTGTGGCCTATAAAGCGCTGATACCTACAGTAGCTATCCATGACCGCATAGTTGTACCAGTGCCCGCAGTGCAGGCCACTGCCGGAAGGGTAAGGAAACATTACGGTTATGTACTTAAAATCATCCATATATTTTATTTTTCAATTAACGGTTCCATCAAAGGAATGTATTTTTCCTCCATCCTGCCGATGAGATTTTCTATGTCCTGTGCCATTTCCCACTGTCCAGCCCGAATAATGCTGACTTTATAGAGTCTTTTCGTAGTCCCATTTATATACCTTCTATTTTTTTAAACAATTTTTCTATCCTTTCAAGAGTATTAATCTTAACCAACCAATCATCAGAATTAAAATACTTTTTCTCAAGTGTCTCAGCAAACCTTTTATAAGCCGCTTGTTCCATTGTTAAAAGTTTTTGAAACTTCCTTACCACAAAACCTTTGCTCAACATGCTTCTGAAACCCCCAAGCCCGTTTGTAATACCAATATAATGTATTTTTTGCCCAAACAGTGGAGGTAGGTTTTCATCAAAAGAACATAAATATCTTTCTTTTGTCTTGTAATTTACAAGCACGAACAATTTAAACCAGTCCTTCTTTACTGCGGTCCAGTCAGCTTCATCAAGATGAGTCATAATTATTTACTTTGGGGCGAGCGCTCTGAACGCGGTCAAGCCTTGATTATAAAATTGTTTGTAGTTTTCGAACATTTCTGTCCAGTCGTAACAATGTAATATATTGTTGTACTCATAGTTAAAACAGTCGTACGACTTTATCTCACCGCACTTGGCGATCTGGGTGCCAAACATGACTATCCTGATCGAGTGCCACAAGGACTTCTTGCCTACAGAGTCGTTGTAGTCTTTCTCCACGGTCAGCTTCTTTTTTGCCTTAACCCACGAGTTGGAGCTCTTGGCGGAAATCGAGTGCCGCAGTTTAGCCAAGTCAAGTTTGAACTTGTATTTCTGCGTTTCCTTTAGTATGAACTCTGGTCGTAGCCAGATGCATTCCAGGGCCGAAATCTCGTGCTCGTCGATCCTCTGCTGGTGCACGTCCTTGCGGAACAAGTTCACGTTTATCATGTTGTCCGAAAACTGCCAAGACGGCTCGCCGTCTCTTGTGACCAAGATGAAATCCCAGTCAGACTTGTCCGTATAGTTCCCATACACTCTCGAACCATACATATAAGCAGAAAGAACCTGATTGTCCTCCAACCCGGTTCTCTTTAGCAGTTCTTTGTAATCGATATTTTTCATAACATGATTTAAAAATCATCGTATTCATCATCGCTATCTAAGAACAGTTTTGAACTATACGCATCGTCAAGATCCTCCTCGATGAAGTCATTGAAGTCTTCTTCCTCTTTCTCGTCTTCCGGTGACAAATCGAGATCGTGCTTCTCTGCATAGTCGGCGATAATCTCCTTTGCGTCCCTAAAAGTTGTTTGGTTGTTGATCTTCCTTAAGATCATCTCTACATCTTCTTTTGTAAACATTCTACTTTTCTTTTAATTTATTTGGCACAATTTTACTTTGCATCCAGTGGGAATCTGTCTGAACGTGGTTCTTCCTGACCCATTTCGCCAAATTCTTATCGAAATCATCATAGTGAAACGAGCCCACGTTCCTTATCACAAAACCCTCCTGGGTAATCGGCGAAAGCTTGTCTTGTAAATTCTCTACAATATTAGAATCAAACTTACCAATATAAAGCTCCGGCACCGTTATTAAGCCGAGCTCCCCACATATAAGTTTTGTGTCCTCCCAACTAAGGCAGAAGTTGTTCTCATCCCACACCGAAAATACATAAAAATAACTATCGAGACTTGAATATTCTATCGAGTGCTTTGCATACAAGTTCTCACCACAAATCCTATATCCTGTCGGTATGTCATGCCTTATCGTGGCCCACAGGCCCTTAAGCCAATGCCTGGAGGGGTGATCCTTCGAGTCGAGCGACCTGGCATGTGTGTACTCGGCGGCGATCGTAGAGCACTCACCGTCCATTTTCTCCGTTGCGGCAATAACCATACCTTCGAAATGCGCAAGGCTTTTAAGCACCTTGTCGTCATTCGTTGCACCAGGGCTGTAGGGGAGGTGTGGTGTGCGCGGATATTTATATTTATCACTCATGTGGCAAATGTATGAAATAATACCTGGTATAACTTATTCCGTATTATCGCAGTCACACATCACGCAAATAATGCCTATGCCTCCGACACACGATGATATGATTGCAAAAACCAAGTCGAAGCAACGAACCCAATAATCTGATATTATTGGAAGTACGAGCAAGCCCATAGTAATACCCGTGAAGAACAGTATTAATGAATATCTCTCAAGTTTAGTTAAGGTTCTCATACTATTTGGTTGTAATCGTTTTGTCTTTTAATCTGTTAGCCTCGAGGATGGGTATGTTAGCCTCAGTAGGAACATATATGATGTTCTGCTGCTTGTTTATCTCGTCGATCCAAAGCCATTTGAGATAATCCGGGTTGTCCTTCAGCGAAGAACCAATGATCTGGTTCGACCTGGCTATGCCGTGTGCCCTTACGGTATCCGCGTTGGCCTCGTAGGTTGCACTTTCCATCTTTGCTTTCGCCTGGGCTACTGCCACCTCCTTAGAATACTGCGCCTGGGCAAGCTCTGCCTCGCCAGATTTCTGTGCGGAATAAACGGAATACCTTGGGCAACCCCACATGCCAAGCACTATTATACCTATTAACAATAGAACGCCGCCGGATATTGAGCCAAATATCCCGAAAGTAGACCAGCTCGCTTTTTCCTGATACATATATTATTATTTAAGAATTAATTCAATTTCTTGCATGTTGCGAATATCTCTATTAATCCCGTCATTATTCATGAATATGGTTCATCAATGTAAATTCCAATAGTACTGTTGCAAGCATCCGCTTCGTTGTAGAAATACTTCAACGATAATTTTATCGCATCTGCCTCGAGTATTTTTTCGGTCTTAAAAACGCGCCTCACATTGTCGAATACGACAATCCAAACTAATCTCTTCATTTATCCAAGATAATCGTTACAACATTTACAATGCCAATTTGGCTCAACACCGGTACAATTGTAGTAAACAGGTCCGTCCGGGTGCATACAAGCCCTACACCAAAGTCTCGTAAACCAACTACAAAAGTTTTTGGCACGAGGTTTTGTAAGCAGGTAAGCCCACCAATCTTTTGAAAACCAGCGGAAGTCGATCGGAAGGCGCTTCCTGGTCGATTTAAAACGATCTTTTACATGGCTTATAGTTATCATTAAAATTAAATTTGAAGTCAAAGATGAGGCTTATTTTGCCATTCTGAATACTTCAGATCTAATTTCATTGCAACCCCAGAAAATAGTTCGGGTTTCTCGTAAACTTGTGCTTCGTGGCGTCTAATGAGTCCTGTTCCATTCTCTCCTGCTTTGCAAGAAAAAAGTCGTATATCTGCTCTATCTTGTGGCGGTTTCTATAATTATCTTCACTATACGTCCACTCATCCTGGCTTGCACGGACACAATGGTGCTCCAGGAATATAGCAAAGAACTTCGCCTGCCACGCTGCCCATATCTCCATTGCCCTTATAGCGGTCTCCCTATCGTTGTGTGGGAGACCGCTGGGCATGAATGAGCTAACCGTGTTTTTATCCTCCTTGTAGATTTCGTCGAGTAAATCGCCAGCTCTCATACTATCTATATTTTTTAGGGTAATCAAACCATATCCTCGCACTTGCTACGTCGCAGATGTGCACAAAAGCCGCCAGAGGTCCTTGCACCCTTTCCGTACTCGAGTAGTCCTCGCCCTCGCCATGTACATACTTCAACGCGTTCTTATGATCGTCAGTCAGCTCAAAGCCGAAAAGAGAGATGAGCTCAGCCTTATACGCCTCCTCGTCTTTGCGGTTGTCAAATCTATACGTGAAGTGCCTCGTGTACTTGAATATCTTCTCTATGTCGTGCAAAAATAAAACGAGGATTGCGTCGGACAATGAAAAGCTCATTTTTCTTTCCCTTTCCATCAAGTAATAAATATCCACGGCGAATGACATTGTCTCCTCCAGATGATCCACATATCCTCCGCGCCACGCCTGGTGTTTCGATTTCGATCCGGGAGCCTGGCCCATTTCATTTTGAAAGAATTTATAAAACGAGCGGCAGCAAGTACCGTTCGGCGCATCAATAAAATCCAAGTAAACTCTCAAATTCAATTTATTCTCCATATTTTTTTATTTTTACCCTCTTCATAAGCCATTCGAACTGTTCATCGATGGAAACTGTACCGGTCTTTATAAAATCACAATAGTCTTTTTTGAATCTATCCTCGGTTATTATGATGCTCGCGATATTGTATGGTTTGGCAATACAGTCTTTTCGCATTATGGTCTCTTCGGCGGGGCCGTTATATTCCCATCCCGGCCGGGATGATAACATTTTTATGTCGATAATTTTCAATTTATCCTCATAAGAGTAACCCTCTTGATCCTCATATATTATCTCGTCAACCTTTCCCACAAGGCTATCGAACAGACCTAAAACAACATAATCACCCACTTGTATAAACTTGTGTCTTTTGGAATATGAGCTTATTGTCATCTCTTCTTCCGTAAAAACTTCGCCATCCCTTATCCAGCCGAGGTCGTTTTCAATCTGGGCGAATGGCTCGTTCGTTTCCACGTCGCATAAGATGGGCAGGTCATGAAGGTCAACCGTAAACGGGTGTTGTTCGAAGGTCTTTACAAAGTAGGTTTTCATGCTATATTTTTTTTATTATGCTGTCCTTTATTATTTCGTTTATGACGTCAAGAGAGAAGAAAAAATTGTCCTTCTCGTTCACGTTCACGCAAGACGTTATCTTTAACGCATCTTCTATGGAGTAGGTGCCCGCCTACTGAATGTTATCAGTGTATCCGTGTCGTCCCGGCTTCCAAAACATTTTTTCTCGAGGTATCAAGTATTATGTACATAAGTTTAAATTAATGCTATTGTAAAGGAAACCGAGAATAAAGCCGATATGGCAATAAAAAATTTAATAATTCCGGACGTCTGATCTCCTGATTTGCCGATTCCCACTATTGCGAAAAACACTATTAACCAAGCGGCTTGTATTCCGGCTTCGTACCATTTCATGGTAAAAACATTCACAAGTGTCAGTATGTAAAAGATTGCGCTGATCCAAGGATAACAGAAAAACAAGACCCCTTTACGGTTCATTTTACCCTTTAGTTTTATTGCAAACATCGCAATAATAATCAATATGTTAGGCAATCCGAAGGACAAAAAAGATAGAAAATTCATAGTAAAAGTTTGTGTATGGCGTAAAAGTAGTACAAAATTCCCAGAGAATAATAATACTGGATAAAAAATAAAAAGTAAATATTTAAAATAAAAATATTGGAATTAATAAAAGTTAATATAAATGGCTACTAACATTACGACCGCTTCTCAGGTTCCTTACAACTCTCCTGGTGTATACTTCAGGGAGGTTGATTTGACTGTTGTAACTCAGGCTACAGGTGGCTTTAGTGCAGCAGCTATTGGTCTTACTGAGAAAGGTCCGGCTTTTGAAATAACAAATTCTGCTACTTACACCGACAGGGCTTTTAGGCTTGGTGATTTGAACCCAGATTTTCCAACCTCATACTTTGCAAAGCAATACCTCGAACAAGCTAACAATTACAAAGAAGTTAGAGTGTTAGGTCTTGAGGGTTACAAAGATACGGTTGGCTATGGTATCACACTCGCTGGCACCGGTTCTTCCCCTGCGAATATAACTGATCCATCTAATCCTACGGCTTTGGCTCCTGGTCCACAGGGCCTCGTCTGCGTATTGAAACAGAGGAACACTTTAATAACTGGTGGCGCTCAGGTTAACTCCGTTGTGGTAGCAAACGCAACTTATACGGACCCTCTAACGAGCTCACCTGTAACAAGGGCTACTGATTATCTTTTCACTTTAATAATATCGTATGTACAGCCACTTACCGGCTCCATATCTCCTGATTCGATAACGGTTTCTCTAAGGCCAAGCTCGCCTCAGTACATCGTGAAGAAATTTGGTACCGACCCTCTCGCCGTGCCTTACATGAACGACAAGATCGCGCCGCTTTGGGTAGATTTCATCATACCTTCTGTTCAATCGCACCCAGTGCCTGAGCTTACCACCGCTTATTACCTACCTGGAAGCACTCAGGCGTTGAACTATCTTGATTTGACCGCTGGTGAAACTGCATTCGGAACTACATTTACTTTTCAAAACGCGGTTATAACTAATGTAACTGCGACCACTAACAGTACAACGTTAACCGTTGGATCTGATATAACAGCATGGCTGTCTAACAGTTCCGATGTAGAAGTGTCCGGCGTTAGCGGTACCGGCAACATAGCGATCGTTAACGGCACATGGGCTGTTACTAACGTGGCGTTCAGCGCCGGCAGCACCACTTTCGACTTGCTCGATGTAACAACGAATACCCCATTGTCATCTGTATTGCCTGCATCAACGCTTAGCATAAGTGCTACGCCAGTTGTGGCAAAATATATCATGCCTACATGGGAGAATGAAATACTTGATTTTTCTAACACACAATACCAAACGCCATACACACCTTGGTATGTGTCCGATACAGATTCTAACGGCCACTACAAGAGGTTGTTTAGGTTCTGGGCTATAACGGATGGCGTTTCGGCGAACACCGACATAAAAATCGAGATTACCAACATAAACATCGCCACTAATAACGGCGGCGGCTCGTTTGATTTGTCGGTAAGGGGCTGGGGCGATTTTGAGGACCAGTCTCCAAGCAGGTATGAGACATTCGCTAACATGAACCTTGACCCTACTTCTCAGAACTATGTTCTAAGGAGAATAGGTGATGGTGAGGAGTTCCAACTTAGATCGAGGTTCATATTCATAGAAATGAACACCGACGAGGAGCTGCCTTACAACGCGTTGCCTTGGGGCTGCCTTGGTTACCCTAACATAACCGGACTTAAAGTGCCTGACCTTGCCTGGACGATAGATTACGACAAGACCAAGTCTATTACCAAGCAGACGCTTGGACTTGCGAACAACTCTATAAACATGAACCAAGCGGTTGCACCTTCTCAGCTTACTTACAAGAGTGGAGCTACCATTCTCGGCAAGGGCTTCCACTTGAACCCAACCAACAACACTACTTTCGCCTCCGTGCAGAGCAATGTGTTCACGTTTGCAAGGCCTACTATATACACCGATATAAACGGCAATGTGGTTACTCCAGCGAATCAAGTTATAAGGAACAAGTTCGTTGTTGATTTCGCCGGCGGATTTGATGGCTGGAACGTTTACAACACGAGGAACTGGGCAGACCCTACCTCTCTTGACTACCAGGCTTGGACCATGGCTGTCGACGTATTGAGCGACAAGGAGTCTATCGATGCCGACTTCACTATACTAACGACTCCTGATATAAACTTCGAGGACCATGAGGTTGCGTGCGATTACGTTCTTGATATGATTAACACGAGGGGTGACTGTTTGTACATACCAGACTTTTCTTACGATTCGCTCGCGGATTGTAATGCGGCCGTTGATGCACTAACCAACTCCAACATGCAGAGCAATAACGTCGCGGTTTACTTCCCTTGGCTTCAGATCTCCGATACCATAAATGGGGTTAACCCTTGGGTTCCGCCTTCTTTGCTCGCGCTTGGAACTATAACATACGTCTCCACAAACGAGAACGTGTGGCAGCCACCAGGCGGGTCGCTTAGAACGGTTACGAACAACCTGATCAGGTCGAGGAGAAGGCTTAAAATAGACGACAGGGAAATATTGTTCACGGCAAACATAAACCCTATCACTTCGTTCCCAGGCTCCGGCTATGAAATATCCGGTGTTAGGACAACGCAGTCCGTTTTCTCAGCATTGTCTTTCATACACAACAGGTTACTTCTTTGCTATGCGAAGAAGGTGCTAAACCAGATACTTAGGCCTTTATTGTTCAGCTTGAACAACAATGTCACACAGACTGCGTTCATAAACACGGTTACGCCTATATTTGATCGCATCAAGAAGTTGAACGGTATAGACGATTTCAGCGTATCCATCGTCGATAATTCAAGCTCGCCTACAGCGAACACGATAGCCGACAAGACAACGTTGTATGGCCAGATTACGATCGTCCCTCTTTACCCGGTAGAAAGGATAATCATCGACTTCGTTCTTCAGGACGGCGCGATCACTTTCAGCAATTAATAAGTTGTAAAATAAACACAAGAAGGTTCGTAATTTTTTACGAACCTTTTTTATTTGATATTTAAAAAATAAAAATGGCTGACACTACCAACACGAACATACTCTCATCAACCTCATACGACTTCAACGTTAACAACCCACAGCAGGGTTCTGATGATGCGTATGTGGCCGCTTGGAACTATCAAGGTCCTGATAAATTTTTGCAAAAGGCGTTATTAAATGGCGCATCTAACGATGTGTGTGGGGCTGTGTTCAATCTTACTACCTCCGTAGCTAACGATGTAGTCTCTGTAAACTTCATGACGGACAGCAACTACCACAGCGGTTATACGATACACCTCATCAGCATTACCACAAGCCAGATAGTTTACAGCACAACTGTAAATTACCCCTTCCCGTCAAACATATCGATCAACATACCGGTTGGAACGGACAACTTTAGCTTGGTGATAATATCTGACAAGTGTAACACCACGATAGCCACGAGTTTAATAAATAACACAGGTGGCTTTACGGCGCCAGTTGTGGACGCCGGCGCTCCACAGTTTATATCTAATATGCAGACGACTTTGGCTGCAACGGTTACGCCAGGAACAGGCACTGTGATTAGTTACGCATGGGTACAACTATCCGGCCCGACCGCTTCAAACATACTTACGCCTACGAGCGCCAACACGATAATAAACGGGTTGCAAAGCGGGACGTACGTATACAGGATACAAGTAATAGACAGTAACAACTTCATCGCTACTGACACTACGTTTATAGAGGTAAATCAATTTACATTCTATTGCGGATGGGTAGACTCCATAGAATCGCTAATATCCGGTGGTAACGAAGCGATAGAGGCGCTTCCATTTACTGGTAATGCGACATTTGGCGCGAGCATACCTGCCGATTTCAGAGCAAACGAGGCTCCGCAAATTCTCGTAATGGCGGAACCGCTGAGCGAAACAGTCAAGACAAAATGGTACTGCGACGTGTTCAACCAGGGAAACATAGGCGACAACAACAAGGACCTGTTCGGTACACCGATAACAATAGGCAGTTACAGGGTATACTACACGAACTACCTAACTCAGCAAAACTACAGAGTCATGATCATGTCCTCATAAAACAAAACGCCAGCAATGTTGCTGGCGTTTTTTCAATTCATTTTTATCGACACAACGCTGGAGTACGTAGAATCCGCGTTGCTATCTATCGATTGTACCCTAACGAAAATCACGCTCGGTTGGCTTGTGACCTTCAACGCCACGCCTTTTGCGCAACCTGAAAATATCAAAGCGGCTAATATAAACTTTTTCATGCTTAATTTATTTTTATTGTTGTTGTGTAAGTCTGGTTTGGCTGCGTTCCTTCTGGGAACACGACTGCATAGGTCTTGAAGTTTTTACCGTCCGTCGAAAGCTGAATATTGTAAACGTTTTTACCGGTCACTGATAGGACATTGAATGACACCTTGACGGTGTTCTCGTCGACCTTCTCCGCGGATATTCCACCGAAAGTTATGGCGAGCGTCTTGTTGATGTTGTACGTTATAACCTCGTTATCTATCAGCATGTAGTCATTATTTGTGCCCACGTTAGATGTGGTTACGTCCGTTATTATCCGATAAGTTCCCGGCGGCACGTTGTTTACGTAGGATGCATAGTTTGATACGCTGCAGCTCGCGCCTGAAACTGGGCCTTTGCCGACCACCTCGCCCAACTGGAACTTGGCGCCGTAAGACTTGCTAAAAATGTTAACGTTCTGAGCATACACTTTAATGTTCCATGTGGCAGATGTGTCCTTAATGGATATTACGTATGCAAAGGTGTCCGTTATTGCGCTGGTCGAAGTGGTCTTAAACGAGTCGGAGTACAGCCTGTACACTTTGTAAGAGCTAAACCCACCGGTTGTTTGCAGCGAATTTATATCGCATATAACGTTCTGGGACTCAATCCTAAAGTTGGTAAGAACCCACTCGCCGGAGCTGTGATCGAAACCCTGCCTGATGGTCGTCTGGGACATGGATATTAACGGCATTGCTAAAATCAAAGACAAAATTAAATTTTTCATGTTTATTTATTTAGACACAAATGTAAACCGAAATCCCTGGAGAATTTTTTTGCGCCGCAAGCGCCGAAATAGGGTATCCGGAATAATTATATAATAGGACATGTGGAGTTAAAAAAGGGCTATTTAAAGAATAAACAAATTAGTTAATGGGACAACAGACGAATGATAACTTTATTATAACCGCCCCTAAAGCAGTAGATGACAAATATTGCAAAACAGTTGGTGGTGTTTCTATACCTTATGCATCTGTTGACGAAGCCAACGGTTTGTTATCAATTGCATATAGATACAGAGGTCTTACCATATTGGTAGATAATGGTGGCGGCCTTACGGAATACTGGTATAGGGACGGTACGGCTAACATTAATTTGATAATTAAGACTGTTGGTGCGGTAATATCACAAAGTCTGCAATCACAAGGCGTTGGAAATCTCGGAGGCATTCCGTCCGGAACTGTATTCAACGTGGGCACCTCGATCGAAGCCATAATAAGGAACTTGCTTATAAACGAAATAGCTCCTACTTACACGCCACCTACGGTGTCTCTTACGTCGAGCGTTGGCGCGGTGGTTGAAAAGCTTTCCTCCATCAGTCCACTCCTTACTTCTGCATTCACGCAGAACGACGCTGGCTCGTTGGTTAATATAAAATTCAACAAGAACGGCTCCATGATACAGAACATTACCCAGGCGCCGTTCGTTTATACAGATCCGTCTTATGCCATCTCCGCTGCTGTAAGCTACCAGTCTAACGCTTTTTACGGAGCTGGGCCTATAAAAAATACAAACCTCGGCAACCCTTCGCCAGGCGGTCAGATACAGGCCGGCAACATACTGTCTAACATAATTACGATAACGCCGGTTTACCCTTACTTCTACGGTACGTCCGCTACCGGATCGAGCTCGGATGTACAGGCGAACATGTATTCTGGAAGCATTGGCGTTGCTACTAACAAAGTTGTAGCCGCTGTCCCAAGTTCAATATCAATATCGAGCTTTGGCGAGCCTAACAATTTTATATGGTTTGCGGTCCCTACTGGATCTAAGACGTTCACGACATGGTATGTTACGTCAATCAACCAAGGTGCAATAGGCGGCGGCAGCAACCTGTTCGCGTCCCCTGTCTCGTTGTCCATCACATCCACGCTTGGGTGGACTCAGTCGTATGACATTTACGTAAGTAACTACGTCACTACTGTTTCTGGAACCATGTTGTTAAACTAATAACGATTTAATACTTTAAATGATACTATCATTAACTTTTACATTTTTAGCTGGCTTCATGAACGCGGTAATGGACGTTTCCGCTTTTCACTACAGCACATCCGTTTTTAAAAACTTGAACCCGTTGTTTTGGAGTGAAACCGTCTCGGCGGAAAATAACCAGAACAATTTTATTGGGTTCAGGAATGACGCATGGCATTTCGCGAAATTGATTATGGTATTGTTCTTTGTTTTATCAACAGTTTGTTTCAGCCCAATAATTTTTTTTGCGTCCGCTGCCGCCAACTACCTGGTAAGCTTTTCAGCATTGTTCTGCTCTTGGTCATTGGCGTTTAATCTGTTCTACTCTAAAATATTGGTTTAATGTTAGGGGAAATAATAGGATGGCTATTCTGGATCGCGGCCGGATACACCGGTTTCATAACGTTTCAAAAATGGAACGAAAACTTAAAGCTTACGTTAATAGACTATGTGTGGATAGGAATATGTGTTGTCTTGCTGGCCGCCGGGCTGATATATAGATTCATATCATAGCTATAATTTATAGTTCAATTATTGTAGTTTTATAATATTTAAAATAAAAATCAAACAACAATGAGCTTTAAATTATCTAACGTATGGAAGGACTGGGTATCCACTATAATAGGTGCCTTCGTACCTGTATTGACCGGATTAATAACCACTATAACCGCAGGACAAATAAATTGGACAGCTGTTAAGATGTCGTTTGCAGGAGCCGCTATATTGGCTTTTACTGATATTTTGAAAAAGATAAGTACAAGTTTAAGCACGCCTGATACCACAACCGACAGCAAGAACGGCCCAACAAATTAATCAAGAGTTCTTAATTTAATTGCTCTTGTGCTTGTCATGTAGATACATCAGCACAAGAGCAATTTTTTTAATAAGTTAAACAAAATAAATGTCGCAAAATATAAACGATAATTTTTTATTAAACGCACCGAAATCTATAGACAGCAGGTATGGAAAAATATCAGAAGGTGCCACCACAGCCTACGCTTCCACAACGGAGGCTAACGCAGCCGTAAATATAAACGATAGATATTTAGGTTTAACTGTATTGATAACGGTCGATGATGTACTCGGTGAATATTGGTATTCGACAGGTACGGCTGATGAGGATCTCGTACTTAAAGAAACTGGCGGCGGCGGAGTAATATTCGACAGTACTCCAACTGCGGACAGTACAAATGCGGTTACGTCTGGCGGTACGAAGAGTTATGTAGACAACAGCATTCCAAGCTTTATAATTATAAACAATGACCCTTTCGGCGATATATGTTTAGGATATGACTTTAGCGTAACGGATACCGACATAACCATAACACCTAACAATGTACCTATAAAATTAGGCGACGTTCTGTGTTACAAAGATCCAAACACGAATGCTCTCATCTCGCTTACGCAGACGACACAAATTCCAGTGCCGGTTAGCTGGACGTCCGCAAAAATAGGTGAAGCAGCAGGCATAACAAACACATCTATGCCTAACTACGTATTCGAGGCCACATTAGTGGGCGACATAGTAACACTCGACCCTTCCACCAACTCCACCGGCACTGAAGGCCAAATAGCCTACGGCCAGATAAACGGACTTGATGGTTCCCCAAACAGCGATAGTATTACGATATACGGCGGCTATTTTTACTACCACAGCGGCACCTGGAATAACGACGGTTTATACCCCGCCATATATTCGATCGGTGGATCACAGCCACTGCCATACATAACAAATTATACAAACCTCCCATACAACGTAAAAGAAATATTAGTACAAATCGGCACATTCCAGGGCTTTGATAGCACCGGCTCGGCCAACCCAACCAACTTCGATGGGGACTCATTGGGTATAGCAGATAGGGATGTAACTTTGCCTTTTAACGTAAGTACACAGACCATAGACGACGGGGAGATGCTTGAAAAAGTATTGGTAGTAGACTCCAATAATCCAATTGTAAGCGTAGGCACCACCAATGGCGGCTCGGACATTTACGACCCTGTCCAAATGACTGGAGGCCAGTTAATACTCGCTGGTGATGTATACTTTGCTAACAGCGCCACCATATATATAAATGGTGTAACCCCAAATACAAGTCTCGTTAAAATATTTAAAAGATAAATTATGAAAAAATTATTACTGTCATTATTAATTGCATTCTCTATAATAAAGGTCGGTGCACAGAACGTCGTGCAAGCCAATATTGTGAACGCAAAGCAGACATTGATCTTAAACAGTTTCAGCTTGAACGGTGTATTGGACGATTCTTCACTCGCTGGTAACAGCCATACGACCGTGCCTACAACGTATGCGATCTATAATTACATACATAACCACATGTCTGGTGGCGGTAGTGTGGATTGGAGTTCTATAACTGGCAAGCCTAACAATATAGTTGGCTACGGAATCACTGATGCTTACCCGTTGAGCGGAAACCCATCTAATTTCCTTACTTCAATAACAAGCAGCAACGTAACAACCGCATTGGGATTTACGCCATATAATGCTACAAACCCTTCTGGATATATAACTTCATCCGCGTTGTCTTCTTATGTGCCTACTACAACGACGATAACAATAAACGGAATCACCTATGACTTAAGTACAAACAGGAGTTGGACAATCTCTGGTGGCGGGGGTGGAACAAACTACTTCACTAAGAGCGGTAATATAGTTTCGTTGGTGACGCCTGGCGATTCGCTCGTGGCAAATGGTTTTGCAAACATTGGTGGATTCGTCCACAACGGCTTATCAAATGGTTTAAACTACAATTTCGTCGTCTTCAATGATGACACAGTAAACATTTCCGCAAACTCTATAGCCGCACTTGGGGCTACACACATAGCTACGCTTAATGCTGGAGATAGCGTTTTTACGCTCGGCGGAAACTATATCCTTGGCAAGGGACAAACAGCTGACTACTTCGGTCAAATAAAATCAAGACTTGGATGGCTTGATTATTCAGGTGTTTTCCACGGTGTGTATGTTAGGGACAGTACAGAAACAGACGTTTACGGCGATACACATTTAAAGAACGATTTATACTTCGATGCTCAAACCTCATTCATTAGCGGCACCTCGTTCATTAACGCGGTAGTTCCAGGCACCGCAATAAAAAACGTCCTCAATGTGACGAGTTTGATAAATCAAAGCAGTTTTTTTATTGGCGATGATGCTGCTAACGGTACTGTAGAAATGGGTAACTATAGTTCTACAGGTGTAGAACTCTTTAAAACACACGGTGGCAGTACACCTTATATATCATTTAATAATAGTGGGTTTAGTATTTTCCCAAATGGAACAACTTATTTTCAAAATGGCAATAATGGACTTGGTATCTCTTCAAGTCAAGAGAATTTTACTAACCACTATGGAACTCAAATATTTTCATGGTCAGAAGGTGCATCAACACCAAGTGTAAATCTACAAGCCAACGGAACTATATTATTTAACACTCCTGGGTCGGCTGGGAATAAAAATGATTTGATTAATCAATCAGGTTTCGCATTCACTTCTGGTGATTTTGGTTTCGCATTCGTGCCAAGCTCAACGACTGCTTATATGGGTTCGTTTCTATCGAAAACTAAAGGCGTGTCCTTCCCGCAATTAGGCCAAACCGCTCAAACCAATTTGGGAGATCTTTTCCTTACTACTTCTGGTCATGCAACAGCCGGATTTGGTGCTGGCGGATATGGCACATGGTTTAATACGGTAGATTATGTTGACAGCGCTTCATCAAGAAGGATGTACTTGTTACAATACGCATATAGCCGTCTAAACGGCTTATACGATTTAAGGAATATTTTTGCGAGATATTCAATTGAGAGCTACAACCAGGTAGGAAGCGTAATGACCAGTTCTGTAGACAATATAAATATTTCTGATACGCTTACAATATCTCCGCTCGAGGGTAGCACATTCTATGGAAATCTATCTCAAGCAACGACTTATATTTATTTTAACAGAGGTGGAAACACAACTTTATTACAGGGGAATAAAATAAAATTTGTATTAACTAATACTTATGCTCCGGCAAGCGTTCCGACCGCCACCCAAGTTAATTTTCCTACCACATGGAGATGGGACGGGCGTAAACCTACGGCCGTTGCACCAGGCAGGGAGATAATGTTGGAAGTAACCACCAATGACACGGCCGCGGCCGCTATTGTATATGCTCATTGGATCGATGATAGCAGCCAGACTATCATGGGTGGCATAATAAACAAAACAATATTCACTCCAACAACAGGCAGTACCATAACGGCTTTAAACAGGTATCTTAACTTAATAAGCCCTACAGGAGCGCTCGCCACCTTAACCATAAACCTTCCACTGTCACCATTGGATGGTGACGAAGTTAAATTCAAGTTTACACAAAGCATAGCAAGCTTGAGCTTTTCTGGCGCAACCGTTAAAGGCGCCCTAACAACCGCTTCGCAAGGACAAGAAATAACGCTTACCTGGGATGCGGGTACATCTTCTTACTATTAATAATTAATTTATGAAAAAAATAATTTCATTTTTAGTCATAGCTATGGTGTTTTTTAAAGCTAACAGCCAAGCAATAATAGACACATTTCCGGCCGCAGTAGGCTCAACTAAACAGTTCACAATATCTTCTAACATACAAGGTGTGATGACCAATGGGGACCCGTACGTTGTTGGTTTTAATGTCAATTATCCAGAACCTTCAAAGCCGATTGAGGTAGTAAGGATAGATATTCTAACACAACAAGTCGTAACCAAGAGGATAGACAGCTCACAGTATTACGCTGGACAGCTTTGGGCCTCTACTTACGATTCAACTGGCACCGTCTATATATCGGCAATTTACGGGCCAGGCGCTGGACACGTTTACAGACTTGACTTGAAGGACCCAGATACCATAGGCCTTCATGACCTTGGCGCACCATTTTCAGGCACTACTGTATACTCAATGGCATTAGGCAGGGATGGCAAAATATATATGGGCGAGGAAGGAGATAGCAAGCCTGGCTTTTACGATCCGGTTACAAAAACATTTACAACTTATTCGACAATAAACTATCTCGAAAACTACATCCTATCGGTAACAGGAGATACCGATTGGGTTTATTCTCAAGTCGGACAGACCGATAGCATTTTTCTATATGCGACAAGGAAATCTGATGGCGTGCATTTCGAGCTGTCAAGTAATCCTGTATCAACTCGTTACAACCTAACGACAGAAAAGGGGTATTGTATGGTACAACAAGACTATGCCGGCGGTGGACTTCCAGCCGGTTTTTACTATTTGTATGGAGGCGCAATGCACACAACGCAACCACCATGGACGGTAGGGGATCCAACCGCAGGCGATCAAATAAACTATTATGAAATATACAACACACCGGTCGCCGGATATTATTATAACACATCAATATATGACCCTATAACGAACTATGTCTTTATGACCCACGGTTTCGGCACCGGATCGGCAACGATAGATAGTGTAGTTGTACCTGCAGATAGTTTACTGCTGACCATCAGCGGCCCGATATTCACAATTGACGACACGACCATATATTATAAAGCGAACATACAATACGGCCCGGAATACAGCTACAATATATACACCGGCGTTGTACACCCTCTCGGTAACACACCTACCAATTTGTACTCCGCGTTAATAGACAACAGACCAGGACACAAAGGCGTGTACCTCGGAGGCTACCCGTCTGGCGCCGTCATGTATTACGATTTCACACAGCCATGGACGACGGACAAACTAATTCAAGCACAGGTCGTCCCGTTAACCACATCGAGCAACCCGAGCCTAATAACTTACTTCAAGACGTCGAGTACTCCGCCGGCCGGTTTCCACCACACGTACACCTTGAATTATGATTACAGCGACACCATTATAGTCGCCACCGGAGAAGTGATAAGGATAGCTAACACAATCGGTCTCGGCTGTTATAACGTAAATCAAAACCTCGCTCTCGGCATAGATTATACTATTAGGCCAAACTTGTTGTATGACGGAGGCCTCGCCTCATATAAAAAGTGGACACTGATGACATCAGGGTCCGCCGACACCACGGTTGAGAAACCTTTTATATTTTTCTATAATGCCCAAAACAACACGATAGAAGACAGCATAAACATACCTGGCTTTACAGACTATGGCAACATATTCGTCGTTGGCGATAACCTATATGGAATCAACTCGACTAAGGAATATAAGATGAATCTATTGACGAGAAAAATAATTGACACCGTGTCATACCAAAATCAATCTGGCTATTACATACTTTCCGATGGCAGACTTCTCGGCTCAGGTATCCCGAGATCATTCTACCCTTATCAGGCAACTTTCCAAGATATAAGCATAGGTTACGAACACAATGGGATAATATACGGCGTTAACTCTGTAGGCCAACTGGTAAGAGTTAGAAACTATATCAAAAAGAACAATACAAATTCGGCTATAGGAAGATACTTGTATTTAAAAAAATAAATTAATGAAAAAATTATTACTGTCATTATTAATTGCATTCTCTATAATAAAAGTTGGTGCACAGAACGTCGTACAAGGTAATATTGTGAACGCGAAGCAAACACTGATCATAAACGGTTTCAGCTTGAGCGGCGTGCTGGACGATTCCTCGCTCGCTGGTAATGATCATACGACCGTGCCTACGTCTTACGCTATATACAATTACATACATAACCACATGTCTGGTGGCTCTACTGCGTGGAGCGCGATAACAGGCAAGCCAACGACACTTTCGGGTTATGGTATTACAGATGCTTACCCGTTGAGCGGTAACCCGTCTAATTTCCTTACAGGTATTACCAGCAGCAATGTAACCACTGCTTTGGGTTATACGCCTTACAATTCAACAAACCCAAGCGGTTATACAACACAATCAAATAACGATGCCCGTTACCCGCAATTGTCGGGTAGCTATACAAACCCAAGTTGGATTACTACATTTTCTTGGAGCAAAATTACAGGCACACCAACTACCTTAAGCGGGTACGGTATAACGGATGCCACATTGCAGGCAATAACAGGTGTTAGCGGCACAACAACAAACAGCATAACAGCCAACGGACTTGTTACAACAGGGGTGTTTGGGCAGATAGCAGGCGCAAATAACTTTTTTGTTTACCCCAACCCAACCCCTTTAAGCACAGCCACTACAATGTATTGGCCAAGCAAGCCCGGTGATACCTTGGCGGTAAAAAGCGATGTAACCAATGCGGTAAATACCGCCGTGCCAAGCCAAACTGGCAACAGTGGAAAGTTTTTAACCACTAACGGTACGGCCACCAGTTGGGCAGCGGCAAGCGGTGGCGGCAGTGCGGCAGCGCATGGCTTGGGTACTATATTCGCTACCAACACTTGGGTTAATACTACAAATTGGACTGCCAACGGTGCCACGCCAACTATAAGCGGCGGCAAATTGGTTGTTACGTACAGCAGTGGCAATTTGCCAAGCGCGGATTATAATTATTATTCCATGCTGGAAAAATGGAATTTCTTTGCAAGAATAATAGCAACCAACACAAGCGCAAAAATTGGGATTGGCATACACAGCACGAACGTGTATGAAGGGTTTTCATTGTATGCGCAAGTGGATGCCTCAACGGGTTACCTTACCTTGACCTCAACAGACCTGTCCGGCGGCACATATACACCAAGCGTGCAGGCAACAAGTGCAGGACATCTGACTATTAGCACAAACGACAAGATTGTTATTGATTTGGAACGGGATATTGACAGCATATATTGTTACGCGCTTGATGCCACAACGGCAGCAGGTTGGGTTAAATGCGCATTCGCTTATAACACAAACGGAACTAACCAAGGAACACCTAACACTGGGCGTTTTGGCTTTGTTGCCAATACAGGAGCTTTTACGGTAGACAGCATGGGCATATCAAGCAACGAACTGATCGGGGCAAATATGTATGTTACATGCGACAGCAAGGGTACATACGTAGCCAATGGTTTTAACAGCAGGTGGCCGCAAAAGTTAGCAAACTTCTTTTACCCCTCCGTAGTGGCCATAGGCGGCAGCGAAGGGGTAAGAGACGTGGTAAACAGGCTTCCCGAAATTATTTCTTTGGCACCAAAATACGTATTGCTGTGTATAGGTAGGAATGACGTTGCATATTCTTATTCAAACTTGTATACAGATTATGGCACCATTGTAAGTACGCTCACTGCTGCTGGCATTACCGTGGTGAATATGAACCAAATTTGGGAAAATTACGGAATATCACTATCCACTTTGTCAAACTGGATTTCTACAAATTACCCAACCTCCTACATTGACACATACACGCCTACGCAGCAGCTTGGTGTCACAGGCAACTGGAGTGACCAAATACACCCCATACAGAGTGAGCATGATATTGTTTACAACACGGTAATACAGTCAAGAAAAATACCTACCACATCTGACTTTCGTTCAATGGTAAGGATGAACGTGCCGCCAACGGTTTTAAAGCTTGATAATTTTGGCGCGAACCAGTTTATAGGCGGCAGTGGAAACGACACAAGTACACAAGGAGCAACAGATAATTATGCGTGGGGACCTGGTGCATTAAGCGGCATATCTTCGGGACTGCATAATTATGCATGGGGTACCGGTGCCGGTAAAAGCGAAAATACCGGCAACTCAAATATATACATAGGCAATTTTGCGGGGTGGCAAAATGAAGGTTCTACATATAGTATTTTTTTAGGGGACCACGCTGGGCAAAATGCACTATATCCCCCAACATATACCGCAACTGATAATTTGTTTTTAGGGAACTACTCCGGTACAAGTATAACCTCAAACGGTAGTCATAATATATTCTTAGGAAACAAGGCTGGGTTTCAAACTTCAACCGTAAACAGTAGCCTAATAATTGGCGGCGGCCTTGACGGCTCTTCAAACCCTAATGATTTAGTTTACGGCTCTTTCAATACGGGGCAGATGAGGATAGGGTTAAACCCGGCAAATAGTACCGCGTTTTCCGCTGGCGCAACATTAGAGGTTATGGGCGGCATAAAAATTGGCGGCAACACGGTTGGCGGCACTTCCGAAGGCACGTTTTTTTATGATAACACAAAGCATACTCCTTATTGGTACAATGGAAGCAATAACACTTCTAATGTTTTAGCTAAGAGCATACTTACACCAGCAGCGGCAAGTACTGCCGTTTGTTACCCGAACACATTTACTATACTTAACCCTGCATCTTCTTTATCAAGCATGACAATGCAATTATTTACAGGCTCTTACGCAAAGGATAATGACGTTGTTGAATTTGTTGCAGAGAATACTATTAGCGGAGTGTCCTATTACGTTGCCGGGGGGAGCGGAGGCAACTTATGCGTAAATTGCCCTACAACTTTTGTTACCGGTGTCCATTACAAGATAGTGTACAATGTTGCTGACGGAAACTGGTATTAATCAATATTTAAAACTAAAAAATAAATGCAAAACAATATAATCCTGCTGGAAAAAACAACGGGCAAAAAAGTGATCCTGATCAAAGAAGATGAGCCTGTGCTTTCAGCAAGGAGGCTCGGCGCTAAACAAGCCCTTATAAAAAAAGGATTCGACGACCTTAGCGAGAGCCAATACGCTGTTCTATACATCATAAACAAATTCGGCAGGAGCTCGTTACCCAAGCCTTACAACTCTCTCGGACGCGGACAGATCGCAAGAGAGGCCGGCATAAAGGGAAGCACTTTCGCCTTGAACGGGCAGAAGATGAAGGCCTACCTGAACGGCGACCTCGAAGCCGGCGACGGTTGGCCAAAAGGAACCGAGTTCATCGAAAAGGTCAAAGGCATGAGCGCGGCGCAACTGAGCAACCTTGCCTTACAAGCTTTCGTTAACAACCAGAACAAGGCCGAGGTGAATAAGACTAACGACCAGATAGGAAACAAGCGCAGCCTGAAATTACTCACACCTGACGAAAGGGCAAGGGTGGATGCAAAGCGCGCGGAAATGGGCAAGGAACCAATCAACTGGGAAAAGGTTATGATGGGCGAATCAAAAAAAAAGAAACGCCATAACTACTCAGGCATAGGCTTCATAAACGGCGTCAGAATGGGCGATTGTGGAGACTGCGGCGCGAAACAGGTCAACATATCGTCTCACGACTGCGACGAGAGTGAAGGCGCACCAGAAGCAGATTCAGCTCCCGCAGCTTTATCTGAGGGCTCCATCAAGAACCCGAACATTTCCAACTCCGGGCTGACAAACTATCTCGCTGTTGCAAAGGCTGGCCAGAGAAACGGGCACGTAAAGAACATAATGGACGGCACCGCATACAAAGGCGAAGACCCTTACTTCACCATCGAAAAGAACGACGGCACGTATGACATGGTTGAGCTTGACCGTGGCAACGGAGCGATCGCTGTGTTTTACGACATCGAAGGAGCAATAGGCGGCAAGGACCACGACATCATGTCGATCGATGAGTTCAAGAGGTACGTCTCTAAACTTCCAAAACAAACAGCCGCTCCAATTATGGAAGACGTTGATTTACACCAGTCTGATGAATATCCAACACTTGATAATTATTTGAAAATAGCAATAGCTGGTTACCACAATGGCCACATTACTAACTTAGACGATTCGTCAAATTACAATGATGGCCAACACTTCTCGATGACAAAATTAAATGGTGAAATCGACGTTGTTGAAATGGATCCAACAAGTGATACTGGGAACGCCTTGTTGCACAAAGATGTAAAGGGAAACAATTTTGAACACGATTCAACGTGGGTAGATCAAACAAAATTCAAACAGTATGTCGCATCTCTACCAAAAGGACCGTCTCTAAAAGAAAGAACGCCATGGATGAATGGACAAAAAAATATAGAAGAAAACACGAAAGATGAGAGAAAAGTAGAGGGCAAGAGGAACCACAACGTGTAATTCAATTTTGTATATTAAAAACAAAACAATATACAATATTTAAAAATTAAATGGATTATTAATCATCCAAAAAAATTAAAACTTAAAAAATGCCAACATCTCTCTTTAGCGGGATTCCAAATGAATTTCCAATGCTCCGTAAGGACATGTGGTCCATCATATTTCCTCCTGAGATGGGTATATCAGAAAGGTTCCAGGTGAAAGCTGCGAGGCCTAAGGTGACCAACTCGTTGAAGGAAGTAAAATACAAGCTCGGGTACACGAAGTACGCGGGCTCAAGCAAGTTCGAACCTATGACAATCGTCTTCCGCGACGTCGTCGGGCCCTCTGTTATGCAGAAGCTATGGCAGTGGCAGAGAGAGCACTACGACCCGGCAACCGGCTGCGGCGGCTACCCATCGATCTACAAGAAGACGCTTACGCTTCTCATGGAAGACGACTGCGGAAACCCTGTTCAGAGCTGGACGCTAAACGGCGCGTTTATCACGGAGCTCGACGGCGGTGAGCTTGACATGAACAACGACGGCGACATTGCTGAGGTATCCCTTAATGTTTCCTACGATTCAGCGATTTTGAACTATTAATTTTCGATCGAGACTATATTCTGGAGGACACCAAATGGTGTCCTTTTTTATTTGTACAAAAGGTATTTAAAAATAAAAATAGATGTTCTATCAAAATACGTACATCCCGGGCCCATACAAGCCTGATTACTACACTTCGGTCGATGAGGCTAATGCTGACATAGTTATGCAGTCGAGGTATCCCGGCATGAGCGTATACATAATAGACACATCAAACATACTCACCGAGTACTGGTACAAGGACGACATAAGCGACGGTGGCCTGATCCCTAAAATTCTTTCCGCGCCTGGGACGGTGACTGTTGAAGAGGATCCAGTCTGGGAGGCGGAGAAGGTAAACTACTACGAGAAAACACAAGTGGACACCTTGCTGACGGCCAAGGCCGATCTGGTGGATGGAATAGTGCCGTCTAATCAGTTGCCTGACATGATAATACCTCACCACGTCACTAACTATAGCGCGCTGCCAGACCCGACAACTGTAGCTAATCAAACATACTTCGTTCTAAATTCGCAAGGCACAAAATGGCTCCCAGGGTCGCTCGGTGGTACGTACTACCCGGTAGGCATTTATTACAGCGACGGCACCCAATGGATATACATGGGCGAGTTCGCGTACCAGGCGACACAATCGGACACGAACGCGGAAGCCAACAACACCAACTTTGTAACGCCTTTCACCCTCGGCGGATGGGCTACACAGAAAACTTTCTCGTCTGGAGATCTCGCCGGAACTGTGACGACACCTACTATAAAGGGCGGCGTCGTCATAAATGACGTTAGCGCATCAGCCGCGGCAGACTTCGCGAACAGGCAATTAAAAATAGGGGCGCTAATATCTATAGACTGGTCTTCAGCATTAAAACTACCACAGCTTGCGAACAGTAGCTCGACATCATTTCTTCAAACCAGTGCTGACGGCACAGTATCAGCAGTACCGGTACCGGTCACAAGTGTTTTAGGGAGGACCGGCAACGTCGCAGCGACTGACGGCGACTACGACACTTCTCTTGTAACAGAAAACGGAAACTTATATTTCCTTAACAGTAGGGCTATCGGTGCCACCCTGACCGCTTATGCCGCTGGCGCAGGCATAGTTTCATCTACAGACTCCATAATCTCGGCCATTCAAAAGTTAGACGGAAACATTGGCGGCCTTGTCACTGGCGTTAGCTCTTTTAATACAAGGGCAGGGGCGGTAACACTATCTTCAGGCGACGTAACGGGAGCTTTGGGATTCACCCCTATGAATGGCAGTGCGACTCTACAGACTATATCCAACAATGGAAACGCCACTACAACCGCCATATCTGCACAAAATTACATAGTGACCGGCACAACGGGTAGTGGCTATATATTTTTACCTACACAGACAGTAGCCCCTACAACGCCTATAGGTGGTGACAACTTATACCACTTATCTACTGGTCTTACTTGGATGGGTGCTTCCGGTTTCTCGAAAACGTTCTCAGGATCAGGACTAACAGCAAGCCGTGTCTACACGCTACCAGATGCTAACGGAACACTGGCTCTTGCAGCCACTACTTTGGCCGGTTACGGTATAACAGACGCGTACCCTCTTATTGGTAACCCCTCTGGTTTTATAACTTCGGCCGCGCTGCCAATATCTGCAAACCCATCTGCTTCTGTAGGGCTGACTGCTGTGAACGGAACAGCTACCACTTTCATGACCAGTGATTCTGCTCCAGCTTTAGACCAAACAATTGCACCGACGTGGACAGGGGTACACACTTTTGACAACACTGTGTTCGTAAACAACAGTCAGTTAACATCGATAGGTACGTTCAACTCTCCTACAAGCTTGGATTCCCAGACTTCTCCTATCTACGTAAACCAAAGTGTGGTAGACACATCTACTTTGGGAACAAGTGCTAATATTTTTGCTACAGGTATCTACTTAAACGGCGGTACAGTGTCGGCAACAAATGCAGCGACTTATAGCGGTAACTTGGGTACTGTGGTCATAAGCTCTGCACCGACTGCCGGAACAAATGTTACTTTTACGGGTAATCAGTATGCTTTAAGTATCTTAACAGGAGGCGCGAGTATCAACGGTGGTCTGACTTTAGGAGGTAACGTTAGTAAAGCAGCTTGGGGCGCTACTGGTGTAGGGTTCGCTGTTAATACTGCTATTTACACAGATACCTCTACAGCAGCAAGCGGTACAGTATCAACAACTACTGCGTTTAGTTCTTTTGCAACACCGACACTTGCCACAACAAATACTGCTGTGACTTACAATGGTGTGGTTACAAACGTATACATAGCAGGCACACCGATAGCTGGTTCAAACGTTACTATACCTAACCTTTATGCTATGTATGTAGCGGCAGGAACAAGCCAGTTTCAAGGAAACGTAGTAGCTTCTGCCAACCTACAGACAGGCTTAACACTTGCGATAGGCACTACAACAGGTGGTGCAAAATTAGCAGTAGCAGGTAACTTTGCTTCATCTACTTTGTGGGGTGCCAATGGCATACAGTCAAGATTCCAATCTGCTACTTATACAGACAATATAACTGCTGCAAGCGGTACAGTATCTACAACAACAGTTTTCAACTCTTTTGCAACACCGACACTTGCTGCAACGAATACGGGTGTCACTTACAGCGGCATTTTAGCAAATGTTTATATCGCAAGCGCACCGATAGCGGGCACAAACGTAACTGCAACAGGTACTTTATATGCACTCTATGCTGCCAGCGGAAACGTTGGAATAGTAAATAACCTATCGGTAGGCTCTTCGCTTTCTACAGTTTCAAGGTTCTCTGTAGGTAGTGGTTTGACAATACCACAGTGGGGCACGAACGGACCAGGATTTGCTTTTCAAAACGCCACCTTTACAGACAGTTCTACCGCCGCATCAGGAACGGTAGCTGCAACAACTGGCATATATACTATAGCCACTCCAGTTATTGCAGCTACTAACACAAACGTCACATACTCAGGTACAGTTGCTTCTTTGTATTTGACTGGCGCACCTATCGCTGGAACCAACGTAACGTTTACCGGAAGCCAGTACGCTTTGTATATAGCTGGTAGTGGTGCATACGTAACTCACGGCCTTACAGTAGGCGCAGGCGGGAACACCTCTGCTTGGGGCATCAACGGTCCAGGTTTACAAGTGATTGGTTCTAACTACACGGATACTTCGACTGCTGCCTCTGCGACTGTCTCCAGTGCAATGATGAACACTTTTGGCACACCAACTATAATCGCGACTAACACTGGTGTGACTTATACCACTGCAAGTACTGTATACATAAACGCAGCTCCTGCTGCCGGAACGAATGTTACTATAACAAACCCTTACGCTTTGATAGTAAACACTGGCAACACATATCTCGGTGGTGGCCTGCTCGTGGGAAGCGCAAATACTGCACCAAGTAGTGGAAACCTTATAGTAGCAGGTGTAAGTACAGGTGTAAGATATAACCCTACGAACTTGTCTTTTGCCAGCCCTGCATCAGGATTCGTAGGATTTAGAAACGCTTATACAGCAACTACAGCACAATACACACTCACTGCAAACGATAACTATGCACAGAACATATTTGGTTACTCTTCAGTTACCACAGCAGCTACAGGCACTCATGCGATGCTTGCGAATGTAGCAATAAACCCTTTAAACAGTGTAACAAGTGGTGGTGCGACAGTTACAACAACTGCATCTTTATACGTCAATGGAGCAGGTAGTGGTGGTTCAAGTAACTACGCATATTATAGTCCAAGTGGAAATACTTATTTCGGAGGAAGAGTAGGTATTCAGTCAACTTCTATAGGTAACTCATGGCTTACGGTAGGTGGCACTGGCGGTATAGCACCGTGGGGAACTACAGGTTCAATCTTTAACGTTGTTGCATCAACCATAACAGACAACTCAACCGCAGCAAGTGGTACTGTGTCTGCGACAACTGCTTTCAACTCGTTTGGAATACCGACGCTGGCAGCTACTAACACTGGAGTTATATACTCTGGAGCAGTGTCAACAGTCTATATAGGTGGCGCACCTACTATAGGGTCGAACGTAACCCTGTCAGGTACAGCTTATGCGTTGTATGTTGGTGCAAGTAATGTTTATTTTGGTAATTCGAGTACAACACTTACAGTAAATAGAATAAACTTACCAGGAAATTCATACTCTACAGGTATTATCGGTACTGCAGGAAATCTTTTGTCGGTTTCAGCGGGGACTATTACTGATACTTTTACAGCAGCTTCAGGTACTGTTGCAAACTATGCCGTAAGTGGGATAGGTGCTTCAACGCTTGCAGCTTCAAATACTGCAATCACGTATACCAACGCTGCAACATTCTATATCGCCGGTGCTCCAACGACTGGAACGAACGTGGCGATTACGAATCCGTACAGTTTGTATGTCGCTGGTGGTAACACACTTTTTGCTAGCGGTACGAGTGTAGTGTTTTCTACTATAGTATTTGGTTCAACAAACTCTTCAGGTAATGCAAACTTTTTAGCTAGTGGTGGACGTACGAGTGTATCAGCCACAGACAGTAAACTACTGTTTGGTGGTGCGACAACAGTGAACTTCCGTGGAATATTCAACGGTGACAACGCATCTGGTGGTGCTATAAGCGTTGGTTCATCCTACTCGAACGTGATAGTCGGTTCATCACCTATAACAACGGCAGCTTCTGGCACACACTCGGTCCTCGCTAATCTTGTTGTCAACCCTCTCGGCACAGTAACATCTAGTGGCGCAACGGTAACAACTACGGCTACGTTATATGTCAACGGTGCCGGTTCTGGTGGTTCAAGTAACTATTCGATATTCTCGCCTTCTGGTAACAACTATCTTGGAGGTAGTACTACCATAGGACTTGGATTAACTGTTGGAGGTGCAACAGTATTAAGTGGTAATATGACCTTAGCTGCTTGGGGTACAACAGGTGTAAAGTTCAATGTAGGCGCTTCAACTTTTACTGACAACTCAACTGCCGCATCTGGAACAGTGTCTGGCACTACCGCATTTAACACTATTCAAACACCGACGCTTGCTGCCACAAACACGAGCGTAACTTACTCAGGCGATATAGCTACTTGGTATGTAGCAGGTGCACCGACAGTAGGCACAAACATTACTTCGACGGGAAACTTGTATGCCTCTTACATAAACTCCGGAGACGCTTATTTCGGCGGTTACGTCAACGCAATTGGCGGCATCCATACTGGATCCAAGCTTACATCTAACTTGTTTGTAGAGGGTGGCACTGGTGCGATACTTTCTCAAAGCACTACAGGCTTAACTTTTGGAGGATCTTTAAGTGTTTCTTTTAGAACAGTTTTTAACGGCTCTACTTCTACTACGCTTGCAAGTGGCAATTCATATTCAAATGTTATTGTCGGTTCCTCGCCTATAACGACTTTCACCTCAGGAACACACTCGGTCCTTGCGAACATGGTCGTCAACCCGATAGGCACAGTAACGTCTGGCGGCGCAACAGTAACAACTACGGCTACGTTATATGTCAACGGTTCTGGTTCTGGTGGTACTTCTAACTATGCACTATTCTCATCTGGTACAAGCTTTCTTGGTGGTAGACTTGGTGTAGGAACCAATCCAAGCATAGGTAGTTCTATTTTATCTGTGGGATATAGTAACCTTTCACAAACAACTTGGGGTACGCTTGGTGCTATTTTTAATTCAGCAACATCTACGATAACCGATAATAGCACCGCTGCATCAGGAACAGTTTCTGCAACAACCGCTTTCAACTCTTTCCAGACACCAACACTTGCTGCCACAAATACGAGTGTCACTTATTCAGGCAACGTTGCAAATGTCTATATAGCTGGTCCACCAACCGCAGGTACAAATGTTACGTTCACAGGAAACCCTGTTGCATTGTATGCTGGAGGCCAGATATTCTCAAATTATACGAGAAACATAACTGGCACAGGTTCGACGACAGACACATACGAAAATGCTACCATAAACCTGAGTGGTACTGCAGGTGGTACTTTCTTCTACCGTAACCAAAAGTCCTTTACAGTAAATAACTCGAGTATCCCTACAGGTGGTACAAGCCTACAACACATTGATATAATTAACAACGGTACAGTAGGAGACCTGTTATATGGATGTGACATAACTATACGTCATCAACCTACTACAGGTAGTGGTACTTATAACTATACCACTTTCCTTACTAACTATGTCCCTGCTGCTAGCTCTACTACAGTGAACACTTGGATAGGATATGGTTCAGGTGTCAACAGTCTGTCTACTGGTACACTCACTACTATGTACGGTTTCTATAACCCAGCAATTACTGTTACTAACTCTGCGCTCGGAGGATATGTAGGACTTTTACAAGGGGATGTCGTTGGTGCGACTGGTAACGTGTATGGCTACTACAACACTATGACCGCTGGTACTAACAAGTATGCTATCTATGTAAACGGCACAGCACAGTCTTCTATCGGTGGTAAGCTTACTCTTGGAGTGAGTTCTTACAATACTGCTGCTTGGGGAACTACAGGTTCTATACTTAACGTGTCAGGTTCAGCTATAACAGATAACAGCACAGCCGCAAGTGGTACTGTGAGTACTAATACTACGTTTAACTCGTTTCAGGTCCCTACCTTAGCGGCTGCTAACACTGGAGTTATATACTCTGGAGCAGTGTCAACAGTCTATATAAGTGGCGCACCTACTATAGGGTCGAACGTAACCCTGTCAGGTACAGCTTGGGCGTTCTATGTTAATGCTGGTAATACTCAGCTTGGTGGCAATACGTTGATAGGCAACGGCGCAATTCAAGGCAACGCGAGGTTATCTATTTCTGCTGGGCCGACTGGTGCCAATACAACAACTACTGGAGTCCATCTCGCAGTCAGTGGAAACACTTACACAGACAATTCAACCGCTGTATCTGGGACAGCTACATGGGCAGTTCAATCTTCATTTGGCGTACCTATATTCAACTCTACAAACACTGGCGTAACTTACACTAATGCCGCTACAGTATTGATATTAGGTGCTCCGACAGCCGGTGCAAATGCTACAATAACAAACCCTTATGCTTTGTATGTCGCTGGAGGTCAGGCAGCTTTCTTGGGCGGTATAGCTACAAGCGCAGTAAGTACAACATCAAACTTCTATGCAGCAGGTGGAGCTACTCCAGGTGCCACTGGTACTACAACGGCACAGTTCGCAAGTTCTACAGTAGCAGGATTTAGAACAATAATAAATGGTACTACAACAGCAGTACTTAACGCAAACAGTGTATATGCTAACTTACTTGTAGGCTCTTCTCCTATAACAACTTTCACGTCAGGCACACATAGCGTACTCGCTAATCTTGTCGTCAACCCACTTGGTACTGTAACCTCTGGTGGTGCCACAGTAACATTGACTGCAAGCCTGTACGTGAACGGTGCAGGTACTGGTGGTACAAGTAACTACGGTATATATGTTTCAGGTGCAACCGCAAACAACTTAGGAAGTGGCACGACGACTGTTGGGACACTTACCTCTACTGCACGTATCACAACGACAAGGATAACAGCTGGCGGCATACAAAGTACCGGCTTTGCTGGCATAAGCGGTGTCAACATTGCAGTACCGACAGGTGTGATAACAGATACAACATCCACAGGTACTGTGTCTACTATATACGGACTTAGCAGCATACTTTCATCGGCGCTTGCTGCTTCTGCAAGCGGCGTCACCTACACGACTGCTGCTTCTTTGTATATAGACGGTGCGCCGACTGCCGGCACGAACGTTACGGCAATAACAAACCCTTATAGCTTATACATAAACAGTGGTAACTCATACCTTGGCGGTGGGCTGACAATTCCGGTAGCACAGAAGGTTAAAATAGCAACCGGCACAAACGCAATCATAGGCCAGGTCACTTTGGTTGCTGGCACCGTGACCGTTTCAACGACTTCTGTTACCGCATCAAGCTTGATATTCCTTACCATAAGTACGATCGGTGGAACGCCTGGTTTCCATTCTTCTACTATAGTTGCAGGAACCTCTTTCACTATAAATTCTACAAGTTCAACTGACACAAGTATCATAAACTGGTGGATAGTAAACTAATCAATTATTTAATAAACATAAATGAAAAACATACAAGCGGTCAACATTAATCAGCCTGGGCCTCCGATCGGTATTCAAAATACCATCCAAGCAACACAGCTCGTCGTTTCAATAACATCAGACAATCTCATAGACACATGCCAAATATATTTCGAGCTACAAAACGGAAACAGTAATTGCTTATACTATGGCAACATGAGCATAACAGGCGTAGACTATCAGAACTGGGGCGGCGACAACGATTATCCTTATATCTATGTCGCAAATAGATATTTGCTGACAATAACTTCTTAATATTTAAAATATAAAGCGTTAATGAGTCAGCAAATAAATGATAATTTTGACATAAAAGCCGGCAAATCAGTCGACGACAAATATGGCAAAATAGTTGGTGGTAAAACTGTACCTTACGCATCTACAACGGAAGCTAACGCGGCTATCAACATAAACTATAGATACATCGGCTTGACTGTACTCATACAAGGCGAAAACGCGGAAGAGTATTGGTACCATGCCGACGTTACAGACGAGTCACTCGTGGCCAAAAGCGTATCACAATCGCTCGCCACCGTAGCTACGAGCGGAGAATACTCAGACCTTCTCGGGCTGCCTACTATACCGAATGTACCAACCGATGTATCCGCATTTACAAACGATTCTGGTTACATAACGAGCGCGGTAACACGCTTAACAGGTATCACTAATCAAGTGAGCGTGTCGGCCCCGACAGGTTCCGTTATCATATACTTACCCCAGGATATAGCGGAAACCTCATCGCCGCTTTTTGCTGGCATGGAGTTAAACGGTAGCTTCAACAGCGCCGGCAACAAACAGGGATTGAAAATAGATCCCACTCTTACAAACGTAGGTGCAGGTGAGTCTCTGGCCGGTATCGTTGTTAACCCGACGTTTAATATGCCAACGCCAATAAACACAAGCGAAGGGGTAACTATAATCACTACGAGCAACGACTACACCACTGGCTCTCACAACGGCTGCACGGCAACAGGCGGAACAGGTACCGGCGCTACATTCAGCGTCTCGATAGCGAGCGACCACACCATAAGCAACATATTCGTTACAAACGGTGGTGACGGCTATCAAGTAGGTGACGTGCTAACGTTGGTTGGATCTTACGGCGGAACGCTATCAATCGTTGTGAGCGTACCAGCAGTCGGGTTCAACGGCGTATCAGCCGTTGGCATCGATATACAATCGGGCTACCTAAAAATAAACGGGAGCATACTTTACACCGCGAACAACAGTATAACTTTCGGACAAGGCAACTCGTCGGCTGGTACGAGGAACATATTTCTTGGCGTACAATCTGGCACTTTAAACAGCGGCTCGTACAACACCGCCGTAGGCTTTGGTTCGATTCTGGGTCACGATTCTGGATCATACAACACAGCCGTAGGCGACCACGGCGGCTTCAGCATTGGAGCGGGCTCGTACAACACAGCATTGGGATACTCAGCCATAGGCGCAGCAACAATAGGCGTGCCGCAGTTGCCCGGCGACAACAACACCGGAGTCGGAGCTTTCGCGCTGAGCATAATAGGGGCTGGCGCAACATTAAATACAGCGCTTGGCTTTAACGCCGGCGCGAACCTAATAAGCGGCCAGAGCAACATAATCATAGGCAACAACATAGACGTAGCGGACCCTAACGGAAACAACCAGCTTGCAATAGGCAGCGGAGGGACGACTTGGATAGGTGGCACCGGAGGGGCTATACAGATCCCCAACCTCGCAGGCTCAGGCTCGAGGGTTGTAGTAGCCGACGCGTCAGGAAACCTAACTGCAACACAGCAGTTATCCAACATGTTCGTAACGGACGCTGACATTGTTGCAGCAATAACTGGGGCGACTTACAACTCTGGAAACAATTTTACAGCAGCGATAACACCAGCAAGTCTTAAGGTGTTCAACCAGGGATTCTGGTACAAAGACCCGGCGTCAGCGTTCCTTTACTATGCCGTAGCAAACAACGCTTCATTCAGAATAACAGGCAGCTAATGATACCTTGCACGTCGTTCGTTTTTTCAGCCGGGAATCTCATACCATACATAGACGGGTCATTCGTGCTGCGAATGGTAGGTCTAAGATTCCCGCAAACTGCTTCCACAAGCGTCGTGGGGGCTATATCTTTGACATTCAGCGCCCCTACGAGCGTGTATGTTGACTTTGGAGACGGCAACTCGACTACGTATAACACTACGTCGTTTGGGGGTAATAACGTCTTCTACATGGGTGATAAAGGAATTAATTCCACCCAAACCCTGCCACCGTACGCTACGGCGGTACACGTCTATGCGGACGAAACGTCTTCGCCAAGGATAATTTCGTTTAACTTCGACAACAACCTATTAACAGGCATAACCGTAGCGCTCATGATACTTTCGCATGGAGACCTGGACTTCGAGTTCGCTAATTACTCAAACTTGAAAACCTTCAATTTTCAGCAGGTCTCTTCTGTAGTAAATTTGAATCTTTTAAACGCGTCATTGTCGAGCCAGTTAACAAGTATATATATAAACAATACTTTTACATCGACGTCTCCGTATTACAACTACATACCATTGGAATTGCTTAACATGCCACTCATCTCGCTTGGCGTTGGCACTGAGGGGTTCGGTGCATCAAATTTCGAAACTAACAATATGGCAAGCATCGTAAATTGCGCCGCCACATTACAAACTCTAATAATACAGGGGGCCAACATAGGAGACGACGATCATGGCGAAGGCGCCCTGCCCGCCAACTTTGTCGATTTAGTTAACCTGCGCAGCCTCGGTATATACGGGACCCTACACACGACATTTCCAGCCGTTATAAACAGCATGACCTGGCTAACAAGCCTCAATATGGCTTATACCGGCCACCTTACTGGTTTTGGCGACTTTTCGGCCCTTACAAACCTTACGGCCCTAAGCACCGCTTCTACCCCAAACCTTTCAGTTACGCTTCCTTCTTGGCTCAACAGCCTCATAAAATTAAAAAGCTGGAATTGGCTTGCAGTAGGCAGCACGATACCTGGCGCGCTTGACACGTTCGTCGGAAACATCTATTCTTTCGTGACGACGAACGCACCGATAACTGGCGTAAGCACGGACCCCTTCAGGAACATGTCATTCAACATCTCCCCTTACTATATCGGAGACGGCACCGAGATACCAAGCGGCACCTTCCAACAGCCAACTGGTTACATACTCGGCTCATCAAACGGATCGCCGGCATCGAGCCTGGAGATGATATGGGTCATGACGAATCAGTACAAACACAGCTGGGTTTACAGAACAGTCTAAGTATATAAATAAATAAAACAATGTGGAACTCAATTATCAGCTTCATTTTGGGCCTCTTCGGCTCGAATAAGGCAAACACAAGCCAAACACAACAAACGCCCGTAACGGAGCCCGTAACGCCAACCGCGAGCGTCCCTGCCGCACCTGTCGTAGAATCTCCCGCAGTTACGACGCCTGTCGCGGTCGCGCCTACCCTTGTCGTCGCGCCGGCTGTAAACTACGACAACCCTAAAATAAAAAACGCATACCCAAACGTACCCGTCATACAATACCAGAAAACTTCCGTATCTGACGCTGACACGGTGGCGTACATGCTCGGCCTAAACCAACCACTTAACGTAAAGAGAGCCGCGTACACAATATTCTACATAGAGAGCGCTGACGGCAAGGACGGCTTGAATAACAACTACGAAGGGATTCAGGCGGACGGCGATAAGCTCGGGGAACCGTGGGACGATCTCGTAATAGCTACGATCGTAGAGCCCGAGACGATGACCGGCAACCCGAGAAGGTTCTGCGTCTTCGCCAACTGGTCCGACCCTCTCGACTACCTTATAAACAGGGTATCAGGAAGGGGCCTTTACATAGGCGGCTACGCGCACCCCTACGCAAACATGAACGTCACCGATCCCACGTCGTTCGGCCTCGCTTACTACCGCGAATGGGTGGAGGGAGACGGAACGGCGACGCCTTCTGCAAGCGACCTAAACGACATCGTGGAGGTCTACAACAAGTCGGTAACAGTAATAACGAAATAAAAAAGGGAGCATTTGCTCCCTTTACTTTTTGCCGAACCAGTCGTTCCAACTAACCCAACCATTACCCTCGTACACCTTGTTTGGCGCCGTCGGTATGTTGTCAGGCCGCTTGCAAGACTTATAATATCTACGCCATTCGTTGAAGCTCTTTATGTTGACATCGTGTATGAACGACCTCGCTTCAACGAATGGCAAAAACGTCTTCTTATTGTTTATCCAGTCGTTCCAGTTTACCCAGCCACGACCTTTGTAGAATAAGTAAGGGTTAGCCGGCACGTTAGCAGGGCGTTTCCCAGACTCCACGTAATCTATCCAGTCGTTGTGCGTCTTTAGTTTAAGCCCATGGACAAACTCCCTCGCCTCCTCAAATGATAAAAAATCTCTCTTAGTGTTCATAACTAAATTTTTACTCCTTCTATGTATGTGAACTTCGTCTTTCTTTCCGGTTTAAAACTTTAAATAAAAAATGTCTCGTATCTTACGAATACGAGACAAATATACAAACAAATCCCTGGTGTACAGCCGCTTACGAACCGTAATCAATTGCAACTATTCGGCCGTTTAGCCATCCGAAGCTGTCGCTCTTGTGCTCGACCGGAATTACATAATCGCCCATATTGCAGAACTTCTCAACTTTGAAGTGCTTAAACTCTTCGTTTTTCATCACCGCGGCCCTCCTCATGACGTTCAGCAAGCCGAGTGGCAGACTGAATACGATCTGGCAGAATTTATCGATCGGAAACGCACCTTCTTTAGCATACTCATAAGTCTTATACTCGAATACGTTTGAACGTAGGCCTCCGAGGAAGTCGGTATAACTATGAAGGGATGGCAGCTTAAACGCGTACCTACCTAAGCAAATAACCCACCTTGTTGCGCCTTTTCGTATCATTTTACTTTATAGAACCTTACAAATTGATTCGGACTGTAATACGCGGAAACTATATCGTTATCTGGATACACACCTACTGCCTGCTCGACCACGAGAATCTGATCCTTGTCGTACTGATCGGTGTTGTAGTTGTAGTGGCTCGAGTAGAAGGCATTATAGCAATATATTTTACTGCCGTCCACCATCTCGACGCAGTAGTGTATCTCGCCTGCCTTGTAGCTCATTTTATCCTCTGTTATGAGAATAAACATAAACAGCCAGATGAAAGCGATAAGTATAAGAATATCACGTATGAACCTCATTAGTTGTAGAAGTTGATTAGCTTGTAACCGAGACGCCCTTCGACGCTATCTTTAGTAAGGTCGAGCCTTATCAGGCTGATGTCGTTCTTGGCGTAAATCTTGTTGGCCGCGAGGAACTCCTCCTTGTGGCCCTTGTAGACGAGTATCTTGTAGTAGTAGTCCGGTATGCTCAACTTGCCGAGCTTCTTGTCAGAGTAGATACAGCCAGTCGTAACGAAGACGCTATCGTACTGTAAAGCGACCTTCCTGGTGTAGTTCTCCACCATCCTCCACAAACCGCGGTTAAAACTCTTCACCTGCGGTGCGGCGTTCGTGTAAAGCATAGACTCGGCCTGTGCGATGCTGTCAAACCTAAAGTCGTCGTCTGGTGCGAGGTGACCGCGATCGTAAATGTCGTTGTACTCACTGCCGTTGCTCTGCAGCCTCTTAGGCAGTGAAGTATCCATCTTGAACGGCGTCCTGTCGTAAGTGCCTACTTCGTGAGCCTTAGTCAACCAATACTCGGTGTAAAGTGGAACGAACCTCGTCGTGTCGAAATCGCTAACGTAAAAATGCTTCCTCAAAACCACCGAAGGCGAACCGCCATCGTCGAAAGACAACATCAAGCAGACCACAAAGAGATACACACAAGTCAATAAACCAATAATCCTCTTCATTCATAAATTTTTACAAATGTAGTACAAAATCCTTGAATATGTCAAAACTGGAGTTACATAACACCACACCTGGAACTTTCTATTATAATATATACAATATATCCGTATATAGTGCGCGGATTTCACGGCCAGTATTTAAAAATAAGATGAAAGCAAAGAAACTAAAACCTCTTAAGCCGCTGAAAACCATTGCAAAGATCAAAAAAAAGAGGAAAAAGAGGCCAATAACGAAGGAAACAGTAGGAACTTCTAAACTCGAAAAAAAATTCGGGGAATTCATGAATAGCATCGGGATTGAGTTTGATACACAGTTTCAGCTTTCGTGGAAATTCTACGACTTCATCATAAAGGACACCAATATAGTTGTAGAAATGGATGGTGACTTCTGGCACTGCAACCCTGCGGTTTACAAAAATGGTCCAATAAACAGCCAACAAAAGAAGGCAAAAAAAAACGACAAGCTTAAAAATCACTTGGCGGAAGTGGCCGGCTACGACTTAGTAAGAATATGGGAAAAAGACTTCAAAGACAACCAAGACATGGTTAAAGAACTGTTACTTAAAAAGCTCGAAAAGTATCATGAGAAGAAGAAAAATAAGTAATATTTAAAATAAAAAATCAATGTGTGATATAAACAAAAGCTGTTCTTGCGGTTGCAAAAAAGATCTTAAAGAGAGCATAGAAACCAAAAAGTTCATGATACTCGCGAAAGATCCTGACGGTTCGCTTGAGAGTATAATGAAGGCATTACAAACGAGAGGAAACACTGGTCACTCATTCTCTGTGGAAATGGACAAAGATGATGATGATGGCGGGGAAATTTTCGGTTGGGATGGCGACGGTGGAGCATACATAAAGAGCATCGAGGTGGAAACCATCGACGATAAGAAGAAGAAGAACAAGGAGGAACTCGACGAGGACGTGAAGGCTGACGATGCCGCGTATTACGAGAAGGAAGCAAAGGCCCTCGCCAAGAACGGCTACAAGAGGGAGGCGGCTAAAGTGAAAAACAAAGCTAAGCTCGCAGCGCAAGGCAAGCTCGTAGACGGTGAGCTCGTCGAGGCGAAGATGAACCTTAAGATCACGTCGAATACGAAGAGGGAGCTCATCAAGCAGGCCAAGACCGCGCTCGACTCGATATACAACATATACAACATTTGCGAGAAGCAAGGCATAACTGTAGCGGCGTTCATGAGGGACCTTGACATGGCTTTCGAGGGGACAAACGAGATGCTGACCGCCTTGGTTATACAGGACTCTGTGGAAAAGAAATAAATACTGATAAAAATGATTATAAATGACGACAATTAGTCGTCATTTTTTATTTATGATGAAATAAAATAAATTCAAAATAATTAAAAAATAGCATATATAACCGGATATAAATAAATGGCAAATAAAAAGAGTAATTTCTTCAACAATATGAGTAATTTCTTCAAAAAGGTCGACGGCAGCGATCTGATGAAGTTTACAGACAACGGCATTAAGACGTTCGATACGCCTATCTCAAGGAGAGAACTCGATAAGAAAAGGGAACTCCAGGTGTTCAGGCAGTACCTCCAGTCGAAGAACTGGACCCAGAAGCACATAGAGTTGTATGACGAATACAGGAGGATGGACAACACGTTCCCTATAATAAATGCAGCTATAAGGTTGTACGGCCAAGAGGTATGTTTGACTGGGGATACGATAGTTACCACGCCTGGCGGTGACAAGACCATAAGGGAGTTATACAATACTAAGAAGGACTCATTCTACGTGAAGTCATTTGACAAGATGTTCAACAGGGTAGAGTGGAATGAGGCGACCAACATACAGAACAATGGTGTCAAGCCGGTATTCAAGGTTACCGTCGCGAGGAACATAAGCTACGACTCCGCGGAGTGGGACAACAAGCTCGAGGCGTCGTTCAAGTGCACCGACAACCACGAGATAATGGTCGGGCCTGGGTTGTTCAAGCAACTCAAGGACCTTAGGGTGGGCGACAAGATATGGTCTATGTATTACTCTGTAGACCCCGCATGTAGTTGTAAGGTGGCAAACTTCAACACTACTGTGATAGAGAGTATAGAATCGGCCGGCGAGGAGGAAGTATTCGATCTCGTACACGTGGTCCCTAACCACCACTTTATGATTAAGTTGACTGATAGCTTCTATGTTAGCGTGCATAACTGTACGAAGGACACGGATGGTAACGTTATCAAGATCATAACGGAGGACAAGAGGATAAAGAAACTGCTCGAAGACTGCTTCTACAAAAACCTAAAAATAAATTCAACATCGTATTACCACGTAAGGAGCCTGCTGAAATTCGGCAACCACTATTCCTTCTTGGACACGAGGCAGGGTGTAGGTGTACTTGATCTAATCCATCTGCCACCAGAGTCGATAAGGATACAACTTCTTGACAATTCAGCGAGCCTCGATGATTTCAAGTACACTTGGTACGGTCATGGTCTTGAGTTCGAGCCTTGGGAGATAGTTCACTGGAAGAACATAGAGGATCTTGAAACTGAGCCGTACGGCCAGTCGATCTTGAGGTCTATAGTAGACACCTACAGAAGGATAATACTGATGAGGGAGGCTATGATAATATACAGGATTACTCGTGCACCACAGAGGCTCCTTTTCAAAATAGATACTACTGGTCTTGGTGCTGACGATGCGCTTAGGTATGCTGCAGAGTTGAAGAAGCAGATGATGAAGAGGCCGCTTGTTAATCCAATGACAGGTGAGCTTGACTACAAGCATAATCCGATCTCTATTATGGAGAACCTTTACATGCCAACTGTTGAGGGTGATACGTCTGACGTTAGGGTGCTCGAAGGTGCAACTAATATGGGCGACCTCGAGGACTACAAGATAATAAAGGACGATTTGTTTGCCGGCCTATTGATACCTAAGAGTTACTTGACGTTTGAGGAGGATTTGTGCCTTAGGGAGAACACAAAGATACTTACCACAGACGGCGTCCTAACTATAGGCGAGATTTCGAGGCTCCTGGAGAGCGACGAGCCGAAGAAGATATACTCTTTATCTTCAAACAAGTATGGCATCATACTTAGCGGCAAGATACTTTGGTGTAAAAAGACAAAAGTCGTGGATATGCTTTATAGGATAACCATAAATGGTAAGCACATAGTTGAATCGACGGATAACCACCCATTCATGCTCGAAAACTTGAGCTACAGGAGGGCGGATGAGCTTAAGATCGGTGATAGGTTAAAAAACATATTTGATGAGGACTATTACGTTTCAGACATAGAGGTTTTGAATCTCGATGTCGAAGAATACGTGTATGACCTTGAGGTTGATGAGTATCACAACTTTGCTCTTGAGAGTGGTGTATTTGTTCACAATAGTAACAAAGCCGCCCTCGCGCAAGAGGATTTGCGTTTCGCTGGTGCGATTAGGCAGTATCAGGGCAACTACATAGAGGGGTTGCTGCACATAGCACTTGTCCATCTACACATGAATGGCTGTTCGCAAGAGGAACTCGGGTCGTTCCAGATACAGATGAACATAAACTCAACCCTTGCCGAGAAGACTAAGAATGAACTGTTGCAGCAGAGAATAGACCTTGTTAAGAGTGCTTGGGATCCTTCTAATCCTGGTCTAAATGTTATGTCTTACACTGATAGTTTGAAGGAGTTGCTTCACTACACCGACGAGGAGATTGAGAAGACTTTCAAGGACCAGATGATAGAGAAAAAGATAAACTGGAGACTTTCACAGTTGAATGAGAATGGGTTCTACGAGGAGCCTGCAAGCGAGCAAAGGAAAGCATCGCTGCTTGGTATGAGCAGTGAGAACAACGTGTTTTCAAACCTTAACTTCGAGGGTGTTGATAGTACACCAGATATTAAGAGAATACTAACAGAGAAGCTCAATATGGAAATAAATGCGTTGCTGCACAAGGTGACTGCGTCCCCGTCCTTGAAGATGATAGAGTCTGTTATAAGCGAGAATTATAATTATACGAGCAAGCTTAGCAAGACGAGGAGGAACGCAATACGTGTCAAGAAGGAATTGGGTCTCGATTAAGTGTGTTCGCGTAGTTTAAAAAACAACGAGAATACTATTTAAAAAAGAAAATTATTAGTAATGAGCATCTTACTGGACACGGGTATTATACAAGGCCTTGGTAATGATATTTTGGTATCCATAGGTGCTGCCGCTGCTTCATTGATTGGCGGTTACATACTTATCAGGGAGAGGATCCTGAAGAACGAGTTGAAAACCAACGCTATGTCAGAGTACATCGACGGGAAGTATCAGTTGCTCGAGAACAAGATAGCGGAACTGCAAAAAGACATATTAGAGTTCAAGCAGCTTAACAAGGAGACGACCAACTCGCTGATAGAAAATACGGCGGCCATAAGGGAATTAAAGGCTGTTCTCTACATACTAAAGGAACAGCTTGGCGTCAAGGGCGCCAGGAAGGTTCGGAACATGATTGAAGATGAAATTGAAAATTAATATAAATACGAGGCCACCTTATGGTGGCCTCTTTGTTTACTCTAATTAGTATTTAAAATTAAAATGCAATGAGTCAGCCATCCGGTTTTAATACTTTTACTACTGATTACGACAAGGTTGATCTTATAGACATAAACACTTGGGCGTACAAGAAGACTTACGATGAGAAGCCTTTCCTTGTTGTGCCGAATTATAAGTTTAACTTAAAGCTCGGCGACACGATGCCTTGTTTCAGATGCTTCGTAAAGAAACTTGGGGAGCAATTCGGCGACCCAATAACGTTGCCGAACTTGGACCAGTACGTTATATACTTGAATGTATTTAACTACAGCGACAACATAATATTCAAGGGCAGGATGAATATAGTTAATCTTTCGTTGGGTGAGCTTGGCTATCAGATGACGCACCTGGACTTCTCTTGCGCTGGTGTTTATTACGCCGAAGTGGAATTCACAGACCCTAACGGGATGATATTTACGCTGCCGGACACGCATATTAAGTATGAAATAATAGTAAGAGAGTAATGTCAAGAGGCCAAACAAACTTTTGGAACAACGGCCAGGTTAAGTGGGTCGACAAGACCAACAACACGCCTGCACAAGCTGCCGTGGTGCCTTCGTACAACGACATATTAACGCAGAACCTGATAGGCTGTGATGTTAAGACGGACATCGTAAACGTGTCCATGAAGATAGAAAAGAATGGCACCATACTGAAGCTTTTCAACATAGCTGATATAGTTTCTTGGCAGATTGACAACAACATAATAAAGCTGTTTATGAAGTCTTCGGCTCCTTATTCACTTCTGTTCATATCGGTTGCGCAAGCCGTGAAGGCGGACCTGAGGATGTATCTCATTACAAACGGGAACGACATACAAGGCTGCGACGATGACCAGGCTTACGTTTGTGGCTCTATTGGAAACTTAAACGCAATATTTGAATAATGCTTACAGGATCAGATTTTTTCTCGGATGGCAGCCCGATGTGGAGCCCGGTGTACAACAGCTCAAAGGCGGTTACAATAATTCCCGTTTCGCAGGGCCAGAACAACGTCCTGGAGGGGCTCGTGTGTAACGACGTGGAGGTGGACAGCAACACGGCTTGTTTCACTGTTAATAAAAACACACAGTTCATATTCGTGGAGAGGGCGCAGATAAACGTCATACAGGTACAGGGGTCCATGCTGACGGTAAATACGATGGACAACGTGCCGTACGTCATGGTGTTCGTTGACTCCGCCAATATGAATTCGGCATTGACGAGAATAACCGCGATGATGAATGGCGAATTTGATCCAGGTTGTGCATAATAGTTAATATTTAAAAAACAAATTAATAAATGAGCTTATATTCAGCGAAACAGATTAATAAAATAATCACCGCGCCTATTAAAATAACAAACCTTTCGGTGGGCTCCGGTTCGCTGAGTGTGTCTGTCACCTCCGCCCTTACGTCCGCACTGGCTATAGCCGGAAACAACGGTGTATCAGTGCCCGTGCAGGTAAGCACTGACGTGTTTACTACTGGCATCATCACGTCTTCGCCTCTCAACAAGGCCGAGGTATTCGATTCCACGAGCAAGGAGAAACTGTCTACTAATACGAACAATGAAGTGTACGGTAGAATAACCTACTCATCGGGCTACGTGCTTAGTTTCTATTACCTCGACAGTTCTGGCATAGAGCAGACTTACACGTTTTCCGCCACGCAGAACGTTGATTTCGATTTCGTCTACAGGTTTACTTTCGCGACGCTACCGACAGATGCACTGGTCTCTTCCGTTTCGAGAAACATAAACCAGGATCCGGTCGGGGCGAGTTCTATACCAAAGACGGAATTGTTGACCGTGACGGCTCTAAATGTTGTGTCCAACCTCTCTCTGACACCTAACAACGCAGCCAATGTTACTCTTATCGTTAATGGGAAGACGGAGTTTGCTGTTGGGTCGGGCCCTTCGTTCGGCGTCGCCTCTACTACGATAACTTGGAACTCATCCAACGCCGGGTACAATCTCGAGACGACGGATATTGTTTACGCACAATACTACATTTAATGGCAGGATACAAGGCTAAACAGTTAGATATTAGTGACGTGTCCAATGGTATTGGAGCGGCTGTTCAAGATTCCCAAACGCTTAGGAATATGTACAACTACAGCCAGTATTCTGCTTACTTCTTGCAGTCGGCAGCACAGCTAACTGTGGGCCAGGTTAACGTGGATGTCATATATGGTGGTGGCACACCGGCATATTATTTTCTTTTCAGGAACGGCTTGAAACTAATAGATACCGTGGATTTTACAGTCACCGTGGCGGATGGATTTAACAACCCGAGATTTGTATTAACAAACCCAATAAATAACAGCGGGACGGAAACGGTCGAGGCCATTCTGTTCACATAATAAACAATAAATGTCTACAGCAAACCTATCTTGGGATCCAGCCAGTGGAGCGGTCGATTATAAAGTTGAGTATAAGCTAAGCTCCGATTCCTCATACACGTTGTTCAATGCTCACAATTCGACTACGTCTTGTGTAATCACAGGCTTGTCGGAGGGTAATTCCTATGACTTCAGGGTGACGACGAACTGTTCATCAGGAAGCGCGTCTGGGGTCGTATACACGGCATCAACACCTTGTCTCGACGTTACCGATTACGTAGCATCTTTCTCTGGCACTACGGCCAATTTGCAGTGGGACAAAAAACCGACGGCAATATCTTACGCCATAAGTTACAAGCTGCACTCGGATTCGGTCTACACGACTGCATCCGGCTCGCCACTGTCAAACACAGGTGCGCCAGACCCGGTCCTTTTCTCGATAAGCGGGCTGACATCAGGCGCCGCCTATGACTTCATGGTCGTTGTAAACTGTATAGACAGCGCATCATCTGCTGGAGAGGTTGTGTCCGCCACATCTACTTGTCCGAATGTTACTACCTTAACGGCTACTTTTTCTTAATAGCTAAATAAGAATAGATGACAAAAGAAATGGTGAACCTTTACCTCAGGAAGACCATGGGTGTTCCCATAGAATTCAAAGCTGAAGAAGAGGTGCTTTACATAAAATTCGACTTCCTGCCTTATAGGGTGAGATCGTTCATACACGCCAAACCAGACTACGATCCATCTAAAATGAAGAAGATGGAGAGGGAGTGTGCTTGTGGGCAAGCTTATTTCTATGAGGCGGATAGCTTTTACAATTACTTAACAGATTACGAGGATCCAAAATTCACACCATAACAAATGTCAACTGTAAACTTATCTTGGGACGCGGCAAGCGGAGCGGTAGGCTACCAGGTTGACTACCGGATAACCGGTGCTGGCGCCTGGACAAACTCCACTCCAAACGAGCCGAACACTACTTGGAGTATTTCAGGCCTAACTGACAATACGGATTACGACTTTAGGGTCATAACTATTTGTGCATCCGGTACTTCTACCGGAACGGTCATTGGCAGTGTCATAACGCCAAACTACGTGTGGATAGAAGACACCTACGTCTGCGAGCAGGAAGAGGTGTTCGATCTGATTAACTATTGGACAGGCTTTAGTTCGCCGGCATATCTTTTTTATGATAGCACGAGCGGCTTGATATATTGCATTGATGAGGATGACGCGACGAGTAACGTGTTTAGTTTCGACCCGGCCGTTCTATCTGCGATTAGCTCCCACTCCGGTGGATTCAGCAGCGTGACTCATAGGATAGGCCTGACGGATTATATATACGCCGCCAAAATTGATCCTGACAATAGAAGGCTTTATATGGTTGGTAAAAATACCGGCGGCTTGGCTGTGTACGACATCAATTCGGATTCTTTTATTCTGCCCTCCTCAAATGCAAATCTCGCCTATGGTTGGGATGTGAACACACACACCTCAACCGGCAATGGGTTTAACAGATTAAGCTTGTCTTTGTTCAGCACCCAAATAATAGCATACGACGATTATTCTGTTACCTTAACGGTATTTGACAGGGTGTCGCTTACTAAGACGCTTGATAATGTTGCAATATCGACCATAACAGATGGCTCATCCTATATAGACGGCGGCACTCTGTATTTCGAGGTAAACGGAAAGGCATGGGTTTTGGTGAATGAATCTTCTGCGGCCGGTCATGATTACATCGCCATATACAACCTCGACTTCTCCGGGACCCCTTCGACTATTAACATCGGTGCATATAGAGCAGTTGCTTTTTACGGCTCTCAGTATTGGTGTTCTGGTTTTTTTGACAGCTATTACCAAAAGCTTTACATATTCGACTTCGGTTCTAACATGATGTTTGTTGTTGATACCGACTCCACGTCTGGTACATACCAGACGGTTGTATACAGTTATACCTTTAACAACAGGCAGGGAAAAAGCAACATATCGTTTGGCATAATCCAGGACCCTATAACCGGAGAGCTATTTGTATCTGGCAATTACTCTGAAGGCAATCCTGGTGCGGACGGATCACCAATATCCGTTACGTACAAAATACAGCGAGATCCGTCCGCACCGGACGCTTACAAAATACAGGAATTATATGCTAACACTGTTTTTTCCACATTGACCCAGGTTGGTGGTACGAACACGCTTTTCGGCGCTGCACCAGGGGCACCAAAGTGGTCATACGCAACGAGCTGGGGAACAGTAGATACTGCCTCCTCATCGGTGTGGTCGACCGACGGTCAAATATCACAATATTCGAGATAATGGCAAACACAGGAAATAAAATAGTCTTATTGCTTAAGCAGGTCGACAGTAATCACGGGGACACGCCTACCGGACTAACGGAGGCGAACACGGTAGACGTCGCGGGTAGCGATTATATCCCGCCGTACCAGAACCTGACCGAGTGCCCTCTGTCATCGCCAACTACCGATTGCCCTATTCCTGTGTATGTGACGAATACGTCGAGCACTACCGTGTTCAATTTTGAGTTCTCACTCAACAGCACGACGTTTACAAACTCTAATATAGCGAAGATAACCGCTACGATAACCGCATCAGGTCACCCTACATACTCGGTTGACTTTACAATGCCTATGACGAACAACTACTTTTCGGGTTCGTTTACCGGGCTGTCTAACGCGAGTCTGTACACTCTCGTATTGACATATTACGACGCGAGCAACACACTACTACAAACATGCTAATGAAACAAGCATTAATAAAGTTATTTATAAGGACCGTAAACCTTATATTTAAGTCCAACCTTTTCTACTTGTACTCTGACGATAACTTCAAGGAGTTAAGGTACAAACACAAAACTGAAGTTGGTAATGGATAAAGATATTAATACTGAGTTGGCGGAAGTGTTCGACGAGTTACAGAGCAGTAAATCATTCATAATAAATACCGTGAAGTGTTTTGACGGCAACACGGCTTACATAGGTATGCAATTAGGGCTTCTGTTGTGCCAACTGACGGATCTCCAGAATAAAATTAAGTCTATAGTAAAAAAGGACGATGAGTAAAACAAGCATGCACTTCGTATCAGAGATGGCTGGATCCATAGGAGAAGTAACCGGTGATCTGTCCGAGTGTTTCGAAAAGGAATTCGAGCTTACAAAAGAATGGGAAAAACAGCAGCCTTCGAATAAAGAACTGCTGTTTTGTCATTTTATACAGCCAGAGTTTGTCAAGAGCGAAGACTTCCAAGGCTATGACGTCAAAGTGATCATTCAGCCGATCGACGGCACCTCAATAAAGGATGATGTGGTAGACATGCTCAACATGTTCGACCTGATAATCACACCAGGCACCGCAGGTAGGTCCATAATGCTCCAGAACGGAGTTTTAAAGCCCATTGTGGTCATACCAAACTTTTTTAAGCCTAACATACTGCGTGCGGAAACAAGCCAAGAATTCAAGTCCTATGTCGACCGTGAGGTAGGCGATAGAACCGTCATATACCACGAGTCGACGTTTCACCCAAGAAAGGGGATAGAAATACTTTACGAGTCTTACATAAAGGCGTTTTCAGACAAGGTGTATACCAAAGACGTCGTACTGCTGCTCAAAGACTCCAAGCTAAGCCCTGGGACGATTCTAAACAACGAGAGCATGAAGATGAATGCGGTGAGACTACAGAGGAAGTACAAACACCCGGCGAAGATATTGAAGATTTCCTGCAACCTGGAAGAAGACGAGCTCGCATACCTGTGGGACCGGTGCGATATATACGCCTCCTTCTCGAAGATGGAGGGGTTTGGCATCCCGTTGATGAGGATGATGGTGATGGGAAAACCCATTATAACGCTCAATAGCGAAAATAACGGATATATGGATTATTTAAACAATGATAACGCGATACTCGTCCCAACAAAAGACGTCGTTGCGAAGGAGGAGTTCATGTGGCTTTACAAGGAAGACACCAAGTGGTCCGTCCCGAACATAGACGATTGCGTATCAGGATTCGAAAAAATCTATAGTTCTTTAAAGGAAGTAGACTACATAAAAACAAGTAAGGAAGTTTATAGATTCAGCTTCGAGAATGTTTGCAATATGTACGTCAGCACATTGAAAAGTCTTATAAAATCAAAAAAAATTAAATGAGCGAAAAGTTTTTTGCGGAGAAGTTGAAGTATTCTTCGGAATTCGGCGTTAGGTTCGACAGCAGGGTTATACATGTGTTCGGTGAGCTCACAGAGGACATAGGCTCGATACTCAGGATAAAGTATGAACTAATAAAACAGTGGTGGAAAGTAGTAGAGAACAAAGATTTTAACGACATAACGCTCGACATATCGAGCTGCGGCGGCTCGATATATTCTATATCGGCCGCGCTTGATTTTTACGACGAGCTGAAGAGGGAGGACGGTGTAATAGTTAACACTAAAGCGCAGGGTATATGCATGAGCGCGGCCACTATATTGCTCGCCGGCGGAACGGGTGTGAGGTCCGCTACAAAGAGGTGTAAGTTCATGTTACACGACATGCAGATTGAGGGTGTCGGCGGCACAGCGAATCAGGTACAGAACACTGTAAAAAACATATCTGACGAGCAGCTCGAGTTGTTTGCGCTGTACGCTCACTACTCGCGAAAGGGCCAAGAGGACCTTTCCGAAAAGGAACTCGTAAAAGAGGCGAAGAAATGGCTCAAGCAGTACACCAAAGACGGGTTCGATCATTACGTCAGCGCGGAGGAAGTACTCGGTCTGAATCTTATAGATAAGATTTTAGTTTAATATAACTATGTATCATATTTGTATTTATGGAGAAAGAAAAAATGTCTAACAAAAAAGAATCGGTATTCGAAAACATACCAGAAAGAACAATAGCGCCGGAAATGAAGGCACCCATACAACAGGGTGCCTTCGCTGGCGCAGAACTCGAGGTTGTCAACAAGCAGAATAAAATATATTCCATCATGTCCGGCAAGGATGAAGGCGAGTATTACTCGTTCAACCTGCCAACGTTCGCCGACGGCGAGCTAATAGTGCACGAATACTTCAAAAAGGGTGTCATATCTCAGAAGATACTTAACGAGAACATAGAGGAGTACTATTGCGACTGGCCAGATGACGAGGACATGAAAATGAGTCTCGACTTCGGCATATTCATGCAGGCATACGAGATCGACAGTATATATTGGCTAAACAACACGGTCGTGACGGCGAATCAGAGTCTGCAAGCGAAGGTTATAGAGAAGTACCAAGCGATCGTCCCCAATCTGATTCAGAGGATAACAAACCTCGAGAGCCAGCCGGCACACAATAACGTAAAACAAAGGCAGCAGAGCAACCTAATAGAACTTTAATGACTCGTGAAACGGAGATAGAGAAGATACTTGATATATGCGAGCTGCTCGCAGAAGTGTGCGCGATGATACCTGACAACCCTGGCGTAACACTGCTTGCGGAGGTGGAGGCGAAAATAGCCGCGATGCGATTGGTCGAGCTTACTGTGATAGCCAGGCAGGACCTTGCCGCTCTTGATTCTAATCAGATCATAAAGAAAATAAACGATATAAAATGATAATGATAAAACAAAAGGCAAAGAAGAAGAAGATGCTGGATTATTTTGTATCGTTTAGGAAGAAACAAAATTTTATGGAGACTGACGATTCGTCAATATATTCCATAATACCTATAGGTACGGCGCTTAAGTTTAACGTGCTAATAAAGGACTTCTTGCTTCACTCACTTCTTGTCAAGAAGAGGAAATTCTACGAGGATATTGAATTTATAACTACTAAGAAAGAGCTTATTGAAATAATAACTAAGGTGCTTGATCTGGAGCTCGTAAAGGAGCCTGGTAAGAGCGAGATGAGCGACGATGCAATCAACGAACTCGTCGCGGCGCATACAAGATTAACTAAGAAAAAAGCTAAGTAATGGTGAACCAGTATATGTTTGAGGTGGTAGACCAGGTTATCATATTCTCACAGCAGTTTGCGGCCGAGATAAGGCGGGAAGCGGATGGTCTCGCCAAGTATTACAACAACAACAGGAGCGGTCTTATAGACTCTATGCTGGAGATAAAGAGCGTCGACGACCAAGACGACTACTACACCAACTACTTTCAGGATGCCGCCGGTAAGGTCATAGAGAACATTGGCAATAATAAATTCAGCTTCAAGGATGAATACCTCATAGACAGCTACGATAAGATACTAAAGCAGATAAACAAAATACCGATAGCCCACAGGCTCGAGAACCCGGTCGTGAAGGTTTTCTTCTACGACCTGCTCGAGAGCCCAGCAGAGGACACAAACCTGAAGATAATATTGTCCTCTATGTCAATACAGTGGGTCATGTTCCTCGACTTCTATCAAAGGAAGCTTAATTAGTTGTCGCCACAATTATAATCTTAGAAGGCTGGCTGGAAATCATTGTAATCGCTAATCGGTTGAGCGATGTTTGTGTTTGCGTTTTCTTGCGCATAGTATGCTGCCTTCTTCTGGCTGTTCAGCAGTGAATTGTAATCTTCTGTACCTATTGATTTCACGCAGCTTATTTCGGAAATAAATTTTCCATCTTCACTTAGTATGTGTTTAACCGTAGAGATCACATACTGTCCGTCGAATAATCCGGTCCCTTTCATAAAGGCAGGATCCCCAACACTCAGCCAAGGGTGGGCAATTGCTTTTATGTCAGCGTTTCTAAGAGTAGTTAAATAATAATTCTGTTCTGTTCTTTTCTGTTCGAACGTTATAGCGCCTGTAGTCGGCACATCCGGCGGGTTAATCACGTCTTTGTTTATGTTGTTCGCCGCGTTCTGCGCGCCCTGTATCCCTGGACCAGTAGGAGTCGGATTGCCTTTTATTTTTATATCCTCCACAAGCGACCCCATAAATCTGAATGAAAACACATCGTCCGGTATGACGAGCCTGTTGGTGCCGGTGACACCTATAAACTGTGTTTGTGAAGTGGATAATATGCTGCTTTGTTTTATAACGGATTCGTCTGTTAGCTGGACAGGGTCGTCCCATATAATAAAGAACCTTCCGTTAGGATTTGCCAGGTCAGAGTCGCCAGGCCCGCTTACTGTCATGTGGTTGTTAGACAACACTGTTTGCACCCAAGTCAACAGAAGTGTGTCGCTGTTTTTGGCATTTATGTTAGTTGTCAAAAACTTCACATCATCGCCAGTTATATTTATGTGTATGTCGTGCGGCGGCGTTGTTATATTTTGGTGGTTCACCCTCCTAACCTGTAACCACGACGAATCATAAACAGCTGTCGGCCTTTGATTGTGAGCATAACTCGTATTGATGCCATTAGGATTAGTGTAGGCAGATGAATTTGGATTTATAGCGTTGTTAGAGTACTGACTATAGTTTTGGTCTTGCTTTAAAAATGCAAAGTTATCGTTTAGGAATGCACTTATAAAGTCGAGCAAGTTTGTAGTCAGACCGTTTTTATCATTTGCAAGCTTATGCATGTTCATTGCAAGATTTATAGGGCAGAAGCAGTTTGCAAAAGTATTATTGTAACGATAGTGGACGTCTGCGCTAAGCGATCCATCTTGTGAATTAACCGTTATGTCTGAAGACAGTATAGAAATCAATCCATAGTGTTCTATAGTCAATTGCCTATCTATCTGAAAGACGGCTATGTCGTCAACAGTTTTAATCGTATACCCGGGGTACCAAAGCGAGTTTATGGAATTTGACTGCGTAAGCGATATTGTATAATCGTTAGCCGCCGCCTTGTTCATTATGTCTTGCTTCAAGGTGCCATTGTCAAAAAGTATCCAGCCAGGGTGATTCCAGAACTTATAGGCAGAGCTGTTTATGTCCTTATCATCCTTCGGTATCCTTAGCTGCCATCCGTACCTGAAATAGAAATCGCCGGCCTGCTTCGGCGGGTTTATAAGGAAAGACCACGGTGAAGCTATGTCAAAGAATTTGTTTCCCTGTACGTCAAGAAGTTTTAGGGTTATTAAAGAGAGGCCCTTGCCGAGCTGCAAGCCGGCTTGTACCTCTATCGACTTAAAGCCAATAGCTCCAGCTTTAGATGTAGAGCCGACGTTTGCCGAAGGGCTCATGACCAAGCTGCCTAAAATTCTATAGCCGAACCCTCTGCCTGTTGACGTGCTCTTTAATGCCGTGTTCGCGGCGTTGTCCATGTATAACCCGGTAGAGTAATCTTGAAACGGGTCGAGCGTCATTAAATCTATGCCGCCGTTAGCCTGTATACCACTACTTCCGTCAGCGCCTATCAAAGAAGTCCTCATTGCATTAAACCTGCTAATGTCATTTGTATTTAGATCTGTTTCAAGAGCACTCATCCCGGCGTTAGACGCCTGTGGCTGGTCTATGAAAAACACAGGTATCAACTCCACAAACGGTATAAACGATTGCGGGTAATACCTTGACGCAAGATACATTATGAACTGCCTCAAACCAATCCAGTCAGAACTTTCGCCCTTATCGGACCGCGAGCCCCATGTAACATAAGAATTATCGTTCTCTATGTTACTAATGTTTGCATTGAGGTTTGCCAGTTCGTTTAACAACGACAAGTCGTTCGGTGGAGCAATCGAAGGCGCACTGTAAGGTTTTAAGAAATCTGAAGCATAGTTTACATTCGTTACATCCGATGCAGTGTTAGATAACGGTCCCAGCCCTTTATTCCTGTAATAGTTAGAACTTACACCACTCAAGTAGTCGGCAGTCTTCCCTGCCACATCTTCCCCAGGTGTGCCATTCAAGAAATAAGAATTCTTAGCGAGTGCGTTTACATAACTTGTCGGATCTGTAACGGTAGAAAAATCCGAGTAATGGCGATTCAAGTATCTACCTATTTCCGCCCCTGAGTCAGTAACGTTCGGATAAGCGGCATAATAACCGCCACCAGGCTGCGGCCGCCCTTGTGTTATACCGCCAGTCGTCTGACCCACATAGTTATAACCGAACACGTTGTTATCACTCGAGGTGGCCTCTATCGAATTCCAGTTCTGTCCGCTCTCTTGCTGCGATTGTGCCACGGCAAGGTTAGCGAGCAGGGTCGCCTGATCTGTTGTGTATGGTCCGAATGGCGGCGCTAATTGTGAATATACGCCATTGTATATCTGATTACCGTAGTCTGGCATTCCTGTTATATGTCTTTATTGATTAACCATGTCGATGTCACTCTCGTTAGAGGGTACGGTATCCTTAAAACTGCGTTTATCGGTACCTCGAACTCGTTGTCGAACTGAGGGTTGCCGTACATTATTATCCACGACAAACCAGGGTCGAGGTAATACACATTAGCAAGATTATCAAGCCTCTCGCCCATCTTGAGCGTATGAAATAGGTCCGTGTTCGCCGGCAATATCTGCCTGATCGGCTGCGGCACGTCTGTACTTAAGTCATATCTATTAATCATTGTTGTTAAGATTAAAAATACGTAAAAAAATTAACCAACGTTACTCCCAATATAACTACCAGTGTTAACAATATCGCCTGCCTGACTCGCAGGCGGAATGGCGTTGCTTATAGGTGTTAACTGCGTGCTCGGTGCCGAAGGCGTTGTCTTGACGCTCTTGTTTATTATGTCCTGCAGTGTTTGAGGCTGGGATACGAGAGGGGCGGTAGTCGATATGTTGTTCGCAGACTTAGGTATCACCACCGGGCTTCCATTTATTATCAAGTCCGTGTTCGTTATATCTTGGTTACTCGCGCTGCTGCTGTATTGTTTGCTCTGCGTGGTAGTACTGTTGCTGTTCTGAGGGATGGACGCGCCGCCTATGACGGAAACACTGTTGCTACCGATGCCCATTTGCGCGGCTATCTGGTTGGCCACGTAAGCCACCCTTATGTATGCGTTCATAGCATCCTGCGCCGCCTGTTTTGCGGCCAAAGAGCTCGTTGTATTTTGCGTCACAGTCGTTAAGTTGTTGTAAGAGCTTTTATATGAGCTCAATTGGTTATTGTAATTAGCCGTGCCGTTCTGCAACACAGAAGGGTTCGCGCTGGTGCCGTTAACCGGATTCGTCGTAGAGGACCCGGAAGAGTTGTTGTTGTCTATACTCAACAACCCCACACCAGTCTGCCTGCTTATTTCGCCGTTGTCGAACTCCCTTCTGTTATAGAAACCGAAATAGTTCGACGAAGGCTCGTCGTCGTGTATTACCTGGAGGTTCATATTGACTTTAACGGCCATTGGTACGTGGCCTATATACGATGGATTCAAGTCGATCATGTTGCTGAAATCGTTGAAGTCGAGTGTATAGTCTTTTATGGTGCAAACGAGGTCGAACATGTCGGTTACCCTCAGTCTGATCAGCGGCTGCTCTTTCATTTTGCCGTCAGTTCTGTAGTAAGGATACACGCACTGGGCCAAGAAGTTCAACTTGAGCCACAACGTGTTAGGTGTGTCCGAATACTTGCCGGGTATGTGGTTTCCTACCTGGCCATCATATTTCTGTATTGGTGGTATCATGTAGCCGTTTCCCCAGTCGAGCTTTGCGTCCTGTATTGCTTGTATTTGATCGACAACATTCGTCGAGTTGGCGATCGCTTGATTCAATTGCTGCATAGCAGCGAAGTAGTCGAGCGAGAAGTCTGCGATTATAGAAAAGGATATGCTCATTGACCTCGTAGTGTTCTTATACATGGAAACACTCTCCCCCCTTCCAAGGAAATTGTACTCAGACTTCTGAGAAGAAAACTGGTCAGAAAACCCATCTATGTAGGCGGAGAAAACCATCCTGTTGCTCAAGTTGTTGTTGCCTGTTATGCCGAGCTGTGACGCAATAGGGTTCTTCTTATAAGGGTCACCATTGTCGTACCTTCCGTGCAGTTTTTCTATAAAAAATCTGTAGGCTCCTGGAGGGGTGTCGATGCTTGCCTTGCCGTACATTTGCTGTATGGAATCGTTTATCTCCTGGCTGAATGGCGTGTCCTTCGTGCTCATCTTGGCCGCGTCTGGTATAAATTTCTTGCCCTTAGGCGTCGTCCTGCTGGCCCAACCCTTGAATAGCGTTGGGTCGTTTTGAGTGCTTGATGCGCCGTAAAACTGTACGTGTTGCGGGTTGAAGTCCTGATTATTAGCGTTGAAATCCGATATGTTCTGCATCAGATTGTTATACACGTAATCTTTACCATGTATGGGATAGTTGTCGAGCGGTTGAAATGTATCGACCGTTTTATTGGTCCCAGAATGAGATATGTCCATGGACCCTGGCGTCTGCTCAAGGTCAAAGCCAACGTTGGTGACGCCTGGAGTGTTAATGTATATTTTTTTGTTGTCTTGTTGTGATGTAGTGGCTGCGTCTTTGTTTATGTTATAACTATCAGTTGTGTTTCTATTTATAAGTTCAGTATGTACGTGATCGGACACCGCGAGCCAAAGCGGCTGGATGTCACCGTTGTTGAAGTCTGTGTTTATGTACTGGCTCGTATCAATCGTCTTGTCGTACTTTAACGGGTTCTGAACCGACGGGTCTGGAGCCTGTGTTATGCTATCAATGTTGTATACGAGCACATCATCAGAAATGTCGCTGGTGTTTGCCAGGTAGTTACTTATGTCACTATTCTGAGAGTTCATCGCATCAAATACGTTCGAGTACTGGCTGTCAGCAAGCATCTGGCCGGCCACACCAGCGATTTCGACGTCTTGTACCGCTATTTGAATTCTGCTGTCGGCGTAGTATGCGAGAGTTGTGGCCTCTATTTCTGTCAGAACCTTAATGTAGTTCTCGTCCATCGTATCGGTAGGGCTGAACAGGCTCGCGCTCGTCTGGTTTATGAGCGCGAGCAATGCTCCATAAGTCGGGTCAACTCCCGTAACTGCATCCGTCACCGGCAATAGGGCGTTCGTCACGACCGAAGGCACACTGACTGGTATCGATAAGGGAAGACCTGGAATGTTTATAGGCATTAACTATTTTTATTTTAAATAAGACAGAAGGCTCGTTTTTTACGTTTTTGTGAAATCCGCGCACTATATACGGATATATTGTATATATTATAATAGAAAGTTCCAGAAAATATGGAGCTGTGGTGTGTTCTTCTATCTTATTTGTGCTTTTTGAAACTTATGTACATATTTGCTCTATGAAAAGGAATAGCAAAACATACTTGATTTTCGTAGCGTTAATGCTCGTTTGTATTTTATTGGAAGATTTTTTTTGTCGGCTCGCTTTCGGCACTTGGCGCGTACAGGAATACCCCGTGTTCGGCATTGTCATTTGGCTATTCAGTTTGATCTGGATCGGGCGAGAGTGTGCAGACCTGAGCATAATTCTTACTGAAAACGAAAAATAAATTTTTTTATTTCGGAATTACCCATATCTTTGTCTTCTAATTGGGTATTTAAAGTATTAGTTCTTTTACATTATGGGGCCAAACAGGTTATCGACTTAACGGTGTATGAGTCAGTAGTCATGCAGGGACAATTCGAATTGAGTTCCTCTAATAAATACATTCGATGCTATAAACGCAAAAAACAAAAGAATCGCTGAAGGCGGCGCAATTCTAAGAAACATTTTCAGCAAGTCCGAAGCACCTTGTGCTATCGCAGCCTAATAAGCTTGCTGGAGAGTGCGCAAACTACTAAGTGTTTGCCAAGTGTGGTCGGGTAAATGTGGTTTCGCTTTTCTGCCATTGAGCGTAACTGCAGCACTTAGCAAAATGCTGTTATACCGAGATATAAATGCAATCTGATATTCTCCTGGAAGAAACCAGCGATAAGCATGTGAGTTCCTACAGAACGTAAACGTTAAACACGAGGGTTCGACTCCCTCTGGCTCCACCGAACCTAAATTTAATAGTATTTAAAGTGTAAAGTTTTGAATGAATTTGAATTTAGGTAAACAGAAATTTTTTGTGATCTATCAGATTACCAATTTATTGAATGGTAAGATTTATGTCGGTGCACATTGTACTTATGATGTGAATGATAAGTACATGGGTAGCTCCAAACACCTCAAAAAAGATATTAAAGAGTTAGGCCGACAGAATTTTGCGAAGGAGATTTTACATGTCTTTGACAATAAAGAAGACATGATGGCAAAAGAGGCAGAAATTGTTGATCAAGAGTTCTGTCATCGAACTGATACTTACAATCGTATGATTGGCGGGATAACAGAAATGTTATGGAATAATATGGTTTCGGTTCGAGATAAGGATGGAAACTATTTGAAAGTGTATAATGATGATCCGCGTTATCTTTCCGGAGAATTTGTTGGTTGTACTAATGGTTTTGTTCCAGTAAAAGATGTTGAAGGAAATTTTTTACAAGTTGCTAAAGATGACCCACGTTATTTGTCTGGTGAATTAGTTAGTTCTGCAAAAGGAATTTTTAACGCCAAGGATAAAGACGGTAATGTTTATCAAATCAGTAATAAAGATATAAGGTGGTTATCTGGAGAGTTGGTTGGATTAACTGCTGGTTTACATGGCAATTGTGCGTTCAGTGGTAAAAAACATTCAGAAGAAACAAAAGCCAAGATCGGAAAGAAAAATTCTTTAGCTCAAAGTGGAAGTGGTAATTCAATGTTTGGTAAAAAGCAAACAAAAGAATCTAACGATAAACGGCTTGATAAGATGGGTAAAAGTTTTTTTGTATTTGATACTGATGGCAATTTTATTTCGCAAGAATTTGGAATAAATCAATATGCGAATAAAAATAACTTAACTGCCACAAGCATTGTTCAGTGTTTGAAAGGTAAACAAATAAGTCATAAAGGTTTTAAGTTTTTATACGAAAATATTTGAGATTATGGGTAGTTTCAGGATTGAGATTAATGCAGTCGGTGGTCATGGTGTCGATAGGGATGTAAAGGATGGAGAAATTGTAAACTTCTTTAAGGAGGGAAGTACTACTCCAGATGCGATTGCAAAGTCGATTGTTTTGATCTTACAGCACCACGGCGTTATGGTTGACACTGCTACTCTAACACACTGGCCGGGCCAGGAAGGAGAAGTCCAGGACAATCTGATAACCGGCAAGCGAAAAGGAAATTTTTAATTTGAAGCCCAACCTCATCGGAATTGGACTGATGTTTGGGTTTTTTTAATTTTATTAATGTATGTAGTTA